AACAAATTCTGAATCAGTCCACGCAGATCCACTCGTATCATATCGCCGCCATTTGGCGGTTGTCATCATGGAGTAAAGACCCTCTGCGATTGTGAAATCCCAAAGGAATGCCATCGCGTCTTTCATATCCATGATGTAGTCTGCTCGAACATTGATGAAGCGTGAAAGCATCTGGATTAATTCTACTGTCAATCCAGCGTGACGCAGATATTTCCATCCGTTCACGAGCCACTTGTCGTAGCTGATGGCGAATTCTGTCCCTGCACGACCTTCCGGCGTCGGAGCTGTTGCGGCTGCGATATCGGAATTGTCAAGAGGAACCGATGTCTTGAGCGGATAGTAGAATGTCATCGAAGGCATCGGAACGATGTTCGCAAAGTTTTTGAACATCGCCTTTGCCCCGGCTTTCTCAAGAAGCATGTTGACATACTCAGGAGCGATTACACCAGTGCTGTCACCGAATCCAGTGTCGATCCCGCGATGGTCAAGCAGAGCATCCCCTTCACCGAGGATGTCGCTTCCTGTGGTATGCTCTGTCTGCGCGAGAGAGATCTTTCTTTCGATATCTTTGTCCCGCATGACCTGTGCTTCCGTCAATTCGCCAGACGCAGGCTCCCACCTTGTCTTGACGTACTGAGCAATCGGATCTGCCCCAACGCCACGGTTTCCATCACCGCCAACGATGAATCTTCCGCGAACGCTGTTTTTGAGCTTTCTCGTGCGTCCGCTCTTTGGATCTCGATGATACTCAATCTCATATCCACGAGCAAGGTCACGAGATGTTACGCCAAAGTGGGCTTTTTCATAAAGCCTGTTCAGCGCAACAAACTTTTCTGTTGATGTCAGATCTGGATGATCCTCGCAGTACCGAAGAAACTTCTTCTGAAGTGCTACGAATTCATCCTTCGTCAGTTCTTCCCTGAACATTTTCCCTCCTTAATAGGTAAGATTGTTAAATTTCGGTTTTCACGGTTGTCGGGTCGATCTCCTCGATGGAAGCGCCATATCCCTCTTTCTTGGAGTTGGCTACCTTTTTTACATCTTCTTTCGAGAACATGCCAGATACGCCACCAAGTCCGTTCGAGAATTTTTGCGCCGCCTGACAAAGACCGAGAATCTCATCTTCTGATTCCTCGCCCGTCAAGTTGTTTTTGACCATGAACATTTGATCTTTTGTGAGTTCGATCTTGTTCTTTTTTGCGATCTGCGAAACATCCTCGATTGCACGATCGATCGCTTCTCTGCGCTCCGTGACCTTCGAGTTGACGATTTTCGCAACCTTCTCGCTTGAGCTTACATCTTCATCTTTGATGTTCTCAAGAGAGGCAAGGATAAAATCCTTGTTACGAGAAAGATCTTCCTTCTGCCTGTCAAGAGAAAGCTGGAGATGCGAATCAACAGCTTCCTTAAATTTCGGGATTGACAGGAAGTCAGAAAGAGCAATTTTCTCTTTCCCCTCCAGCTCTTGCAGGATTTCGGAGATAGTCAACTTCTTTCCTCCTTCTTTGCTAAGAATTGTTATTGGTTCATCTCCATCGATGTCTTGCTGAGAGTTTACAACCTGGACTGCACGACTACCTTGAATAGCTCCCTCATCAACATAGTCAAGTGATGTTGGATTCCATTTGAACAAAAGGATCCTAGCGCCATCTTCCTTGTGCCATCTGTCCTCTTCAACTGATTCATATTCAACTGGATCTCCAAACATAGAGACTTCGTAGCTGTCAAGATATCCTTGCGCAGACGCTATTGCAAGATTCTCTCTGAATTCTCCTGCCTCGCCATGAGGATAGATATAGGTATACGCAGCAGGATTTCCCTGCTCATCTACGTATGATCCTATTGTATTTCCAACTCTCTTGTGATATGAGTCGAAATAATTCCTGTGCCCTAACCTTACTGCGAGATTTGAGAATTCATCAATCATTGCTACCGTTTTGTCGCGATAGTATTTGATGCCATTTGCTACAACAAAATCTTTTCCATTGAAGTCCATAGCAACAACACGAGCAACAAAAGGCTTCTCTGATCCGTGGCGATTCTCTATTTCGAGAATTTTATCATACGCACCAGAGCCAAACAAATCTTTTATTTCAGACTTGCTTTCTTCTGAATTACTAACCTTATCGACTCTAGCCGAAAGGCAAACATGATTCATAAAAACTTTTCCATTATCTAGCATTCTGTAATATATTTTATTAAGCTTTCTGTTTTTTACCCATTTCCTTGCGGATTCATCTGTCCAACCTCCGTCGCCAGAAAAAACAAACCTTACAATCCGCGACGTTCCAGATTCAAAATCAGCAGACACGCCCTTGTCGTTGTCTATGGCCTCCCTTACAATTGGCCCATTGTATAGATCGTCAAGGCTTATAACAACAGAATTCTTCATCTTTACTCCTCTTCGCCCTTCCTATCATCGGTTCCAGCATCCCCAGGCGTAAGCTTCTCTCTTTGATCTTCTATGTCAGCTTGATCGCCCTGCGTTCCTGATTGTGGGTTTTTCATACCAGAAGCCCTTGATAGAATTTTGACAGCATCAGGATATTTGTCCGCCAATTCTTGAATTGAATTAAGATCCTTGTCTAGTTTTGAAAGCTCTTCTTCCCATCCAATTTCTGGATTGTTTTCTTCGTGGAATGTGCTTGGAGATTTTGTTAGTGCCTGAATTTCGCCAAGCCCCCTCTTTGATCTTTTGCTTTGATCCTCAAAAGACACTGGAAGGGTGGTAATCCTATAGTCATCGCCAGTAAACTTGCCAGCAAGAAGAAGCTCTCTATTTATTAACGGCCTTAATATTTCATGATTTTCTTTTTTTATGATAGACTGTATAGCTCTTTTAAGCACTACTTCTTTTCTAAATAATTCTTCTCCCCCGCTTCCGTTGTTTATCATTCCGCTAAGTAGGTCTATTGGATAGTCTATCGCAATCGATAGAACCGACATAACCATCATAATATCTTCAACAGAACTCATTACTGTTTTTGTCCCACCAAACTCGTCTATCTCGTGTTTTCCATCTATGAACAAATCTGTTGTGTTTGATCTTAGCTGTTGACCAACATTCCTCATGTATTGACTGATCAGCGCGGGGTCTGTTCCAGAGTTTGATTTCCTTCCAACATAATGAACCCGAAGCTTCTGTGCCGCAAGATGTCTCATTATTGCAGAATCTTCAAGTAACATCATCGCCATGTTGAATATCTTTATTCCGCTCGCCCACATCGACCAGCCATACCTGAAGAATCTTCCCTTGTACGGATCGTTCCTTCCGTGAATAATCTTCGCCCATCCAAACCACGAAATAACATCATCAAACAATCCATTTGATATGTCTTGAACCTGAGCAAAAGATCTGGAGAATGGTGGTGAAAACCTGTCGAGATCGTCTGTGTTCCTGAGCATTGTTTCTGTTGGCATTGGTATTACATTTGATATGTATGCAACCCTGCCAGGACTGATCGACTCAACAAATTCGAGTTGCCCCCAAAAATCTCCGTCGCGCAACATCATATAGAGGAATTCTTTCCTCTTTTCTTGATACTCTGTCCTTTTTAGCAGATCGTGTATTATTTTTTTCTTTCTGCTTGGTGCGTCGATTTTGACTTCATTTGCTGTTGCATCTTCGCATAGCTTTTCAAGTGCCTTGTCAGCGATGGCACCTTCTCTGCCCATGTCTCGCAAGTCGGAAATCATTTTTTTTCTGTCAACCTGGCCGACAGTATTGGCTATCTTGTCAAAGCCTTGCATGAGAATTTCTTGGGAAGATCCAAACCCTCTTGCGCTATACTTTTCTACCGGCCTCTCATCTGTAGCGGTTGGCCTTAGCATTTCTGTGATTCTTTGGACGATGCTCATTTTCTTATGATTCCCAATCTTTTAGCAGACTGATTTACTAACGATTGATATTGCGAAATCGAGAAAGAAGTTATTATTCCGCCAGAAAAAGAACCAGTATCAGCAATTGGTATCGAGTCAAGACCATAGTCCTCTATAATTTGCTGATACGCAAACGATAGGCAGTCCATCAAGTCGCTTGTATATCCCTGCCCCCACTTCCCTTTGTGGTCAAGTCTTGGCACATTCTGGCCTGATTCTGATGGATCTTTTGGAATGTAACATCTTCTTTCGTCCTCAAATGCTGATGATTCTGGTTGTTTGTATGTGCCGTGAACCATGTCAACTTTTGCGAGAGACATCGATCTTAATATCTTTGCTGTTTCGTTGCTTCCTGGGATCACTTCCCCAAACTCACCGCGGAGTACAGATATATATCCGCTATTGCCACAACATATAATCTTTGCTCGTTGAAAAACTGCCTTGATTTTTTTGACTCTATCAAGGAATGTATCCTCTAAGTCCATCAGATACTTTCCGTGAGATATTGCCCTTATGTGTTCTCTGTTTCTTGACACTTGAAGCAGAAGATATGCAGAAAAATCTCCTTCTTCTAGTTGTTTGAACCTATTTGGATCTAGTGCAAGATAAAAGTTTCCGTCGTGTGTTACGCCATCTTCTGCTAATTGCTTGATTTCCTCATAGTCGAGCCAGTCAATCGAGTCGTCTATTGACTTTGCCCATACCGGCCACGGGAAGAAAAGACCTTCTTCTGATTGGAATTGCCCTCTAACCTCTCTGTTATATATAGGGGCGGCACCCGCTCTTTGTAGCCTCTCCCTAAAGTCGAGCAGTATATCAAGGTTGGTAAACTTGTTGTGGTAAGAAGCAAAGTTGTATTTCATCACAGAGTCTCCTGGGTTCTGATACATCTCGTATATCTCGCCAGATTTGCCCCACGGAGTAGAAGTGATAAATATGCCGCTAAAGCAATTCCCAACCTGAAGTGATGGCCTCATAACCTCATTGATTATACTTGGCGCTCTTGTAAAGCACGCCTCATCAAAAAGATAGACAATTGTGCATCTAACATCATCACCATATCTGTTCTTTATTACATCTGCGTGAAAACCGCGAGTTGTTCTTCCGTCAACACCAGCGGTTCTAATGAATATCTCAGATCCATTTATGAATTTTATATATGTTTTTGTATCTTCGGAAACAAAAGAATACAGCGTTTCATTTGACTCAAGCGCCTGATGTATTGAATTTCTCAGAAGAAGCGCTGTATCCTTTGTGTTTCCTACTACAATTACTTTTGTCGGAACGGGCCTGTCGCACTTAAACATCAAAGCCCTAATGTAAGGCTCTATTGTCGCCTCCATTATCGCTTTCTGCGTGTTCATTATCGCTGACTTTCCAGTTCCACGGCCTGTAATCATCAGCGTAATTGGCTTTTTGCCCATAAGCGAATTTGATATCACAGCCGACTGATACGGCGTTCCGACAAAAAACGGGCACCCGTTTTTATAATCAAGCTTAGATACATTTGGGCAATCCTTCTTCATATCACCGGCAGGGCATTTTTCTGATGCGTAATATGCACAGTCCTCGTTTGCGCAATACGCAAGAGGCTTTTTCATGCCAAACGCATCAGCGAATATACGCGGATTGTGAAGTTTCACAATATCGCTTATAGCTTCCCTGTCGTTAAATATGAATCCGGATTTAGCCAAACAGCTTTCCAATCAGCTTGTGCCCAATAGATGCTACTGTTGCGCCGGCAAAGCCAGCGACCATCATCATAGGATCGTCTGCTGCGCCACCTGCAACAATGCCGGTTGTGCCCCAAGTTGCATTTGTTTGTGTCGGAATCGTGTCATTGGGAATACTTGTCCTGTGCTTGATGATTGCACCTTGAACAGCAGACCCGGCAAGCGAAATTCCGAACATCAGCATTGGTTTGAGATATTCTTCCATAATCCTCCTATTCAGAAAGAAGTGCAATCCTTCCGCGTATCCATCCTGCGTTTTGGTCTGAAGCTGGAGACATTGTAATTTTAATCTGATCGAACAACAGCTTTCCAAAATTCGACGTGTCTGTCGGCGTAATCAGATATGTTTTGCCACCAGTTCCGATTCCGGCTTGAACGGTGTGTGGAAGTGTTTTTTCAAGGCCGTCAGAATAATCAATGAGGGTCAGGGCGACTGTGTTTGTTGGGTCAGATACAGTGCCTATCACTGATAAAACTTGAAAGTTTCCAGATCCAGCATCTATGTCCCACTTTAGGGACAAAACCGCTTTTGTTGGTAGTACCAATCCGGACTTAACACAGTTGAAAGAATATTTTTTCTCTTTTGCGGCCTTGTCTACGGACAGATCATCCCACGAAAAAAAATCATCCTGGGAAATTAGGTACATAATCTGCTTCCTTCTGTTTACGGAACGACCGGGGGATTAACCCTGTCATCTCCAAACCTGTCGGCAAGCTGAGAAAGAATATGAGAGACTGCGGCGTCCCAATCTTCTCTCAATTCATTTGATGCTGCCGGCGCAGCAAGGAGCGCACTCGTGAGATTTGCGAAATCATCACTTCCAACGCCATCCTTGAGGCCAACGAGAAGGTCGTAAATCTTATCGGCAAGATTTTTAACTTCCTCTTTGCTATACATACTATCCTCCTTCGGTTTCGGTACTTTTTGCACACTCTGAAAAATGCCTTTTAGATACTCTTGCTGGCACCTTTCTTCCATTATGATCTTTCGACCATTTCTCGTTCTTCCGCTTCACACATCCCAACAGGGCTTTTCTTTTCTCAGGTGAAAGCCTATCTGGATTTGGCATTTAGCTACTCACTTGTAGTTTGGCCCTTAATAAGGCTTATCACTTCCATAAACTCACTGGAGGGGAGAGAGCCAATCGGATTGTCTGCTTGGTATTGTGTTTCGTTTGCATAGATAGTGACATTGTTATCTACGCGGTTCAGTTTGAAAACTCTCCCTCCGCTTGTCTTCATAACGATTACATTTTCGAGAATTATAGCTGCCATATCTACTCCTCAAGAAATGGATCTACAAAAGCAACAATTCTTGGCCTTGTCATAAACGGCCTTATTTTGATATATGCGTTTTGATTTATAGCATCTTGCGTAGTTTTTGTCCTTGACCCTCCGCCAGATGCTCCAATAGAAAGCTCGTCGTTTATGCAGTATTCGATGTGAATTACTGCTCCAGCTTGATTTGCCCAAAAAACAAGACATCCTTCTCTTGGCTCTTGCATCGAAAGATCTTTGAATCTCTCGTACAACCCACTTGCAGTCCAATCGCCTTTTCGCGGAAGAATTCCCACGCTTTTTAGTATCTCTATGCAAAAACCAGAGCAATCAAAACCAGATGGATCGTCCCCTCCCCACAGATATGGCACGCCAAGAAATGACATAGCAACGCTTGTTGCAATTTTTCTTCTATCCCATTGTTGCATCGTCTGAACCGTTTGTTTCGATGTGTCCAAGAATTCTTTCGAAAACTTCTGTTTGCCTTTTTAAGACATCTTGTACTAGCGTTTCGTTCAGCCCAACAAGCCTTTCAAGCGTACATACTTGAGACTCTACTGTTATTTTGACTTCTCTTATCTCTCCGATTATGCTTTTTACATCAGAGTCAAATCTTTCTGTGTTTTCATCGTGATTGTAGATCTCTCTTTTTAGGTCAACTGTTTTTTCTGATAGATTGTTTAATGCTCCGCAAATATCTTGCGAACACTCTTTAAGTGCGCTCACATATGATGGGAGCCACTTCTGTACCGCCCATTTAAATAAGCTCATCCCAGAGATGACTATTACCCCCAAAATGCCAAGTGCCCCAAGTTGTATAGCATCAGGTATCGTCAAGACTGGCCCTTTCTCGATATCCCAACATCACAATTAACTGTATTCCCCAATCGCTGCGCTTAGTGATGTACTACAGATCTCCAAATCTTCCTGGCATCTTATTGGTTACGTCAAAAAACCAAACTTCTTCGTGATGGAATTTTTTACCATCCGACCTCTCAAACTCAATTCTGACATACCACTTGCCAGCTTTGTTGATCTCATCTGAACCAAAAACATAATGATATACACCGTTACCATCAGAAGTAAGATTCGCATAGATATCATCTTTTGTGTGGTCATCAACATCTTGATTGTTCGACTCGTGCCTTGCGCAAAACTTGATTGCCGTATAGTTTGTCGGGTCGAGTTCAACATCAACAAGCCTTTTGTGCGTAGAGTCATATTCCTTGTCGGTGAACACAAAATACGGATATGGATATCTGTCTCCTATCGCGTACGTTCCAAGATCTTGATAGCTATTACGCTTCATCAAGCTCAACTTTCTTTATATGTCCTTGAACGATCGCATATGACTCATACAACCCAACCCTCGCGCTAACCGCCTTGCCATCAACGGACGAAAAAACAGGCTTACAGCCGACATTGGCCATCACTGTCTTACCGTCAATCTCCGCAAAAACCTTCTTTTTTACGCCTCCACCAAGCGTGTATCTTATTAAGCCTTGCACGGCTGTTATAAGTATTGATGCTGTTGCCATTAGTCTGTTGGTTGTTGTTTATATTTCGGATCTCCCCATCCAGCCCCAGTCGCAGGAACAACTGTTTTGTGCAGCATTATTCTCGGCCCAGAATACCAGTCGTCGCCAGAAATATCAACAACCTGTTCTATTTGGCCCTCTGTAAGCAGGCCGTTTGTGTTTACGTTTATATCTACAGAAAACCTGAGTATTGATTTAACCCAAAGCTCAAACGTAACACCAGGATTGTCTGGAATTGCTTGTCCCGCATATCTGAATTGCCACCAAAATTCAGTAATCCTTTCAATTCCGGCAACATTTCCAGCCGATAAAAAATACCCATCAATCTTCCCATCTCCACCTGCAAGAACAAAATCCGCGTCATTCGGGCCGGTCGGCGGTTCGAGTCCCTCATCTATAGTGGCATAGTGCGGGCCTGCGGGGACAGCCGTAGTCCACTCGGCTTGTGAGTCCCCTACTACATAGATATACTCCCAACCAGCCGGTAGCGTCATATAAGCGCCTATCCTGTGAGGGGGGACAGGATTGCGGCACTCCTGATCCCCCCATCATGTTGCCGCATGACGGGAACGAGAGGTTTTGATATGATACTGACCCGCGTCATTGTGTGCGACAACAAAAACTGTGATATTATCATTATAATGTCTTGCTTCTCTCAAGCTCTGCGTCAACAATCTTCTCTTTAGAACCCCCGCCCATCTCGTTCTCTGTTTCCTGATATGATTTCATCGGCTTTTTGAGCGTGGCAAGGACAGATCTGTTGTGTTGATTTATCTCAGACATAGGACTCGCAACCCCACCATCATTATCTTCGCGTGGATCACCTCCATGACCCATCCTTGCCATATCCGCTCTTGCTGCTAGAAACTCCATCTGCAATTCGGGAAGTGTCTCTGCTTGCAAAGATGCAGTTTTCAAGAATTCTGCCAACGCATCATTGTCAGGCTCGTCTGGACGTTTATTCCCTGTTACGCCCAAATACGACAAAGCCTGATTAATACTTGCTACGGCCCGATTGAATGAAGTTGTCAATTTCGTAAGGCTATCAATAGATGCATCTTCCCCACTTACACCGGCGGCGACACTCTTGTAAATTTCCTGAATTGTCAGGACGCCCGTTATAATCAGGTTCGCTTGAAATCGGTCTGCCATCCGGAAAAGTTCATTTTTGGATCCTCGTAATTCTACGAGCTGCATCCATTTGATAATGTCCTTCTCGTCAATCTGGATAGTAGCAAGTGCGGATTGGAGAGTCCCCTTCTTCGGTCGCCCGCGCTTTGCCCCGACACGAGAGCCACTGGAAGAAGTAGTGTCTTTAGGATCTCCGGTTGGATTCTTTCTTGGTCGGCCTGGCTTCGCCATCAGAGGCACTTCCCTTCTGATGGCAACATCCCAGAAACTCAATATATAGTCAATACTTATCTTCAGTTGAGTGTAGCTTATAAGCGCTTATAAGCATATCTCTCTCGATTTTTTAGATAATAGATTGTATTCTTGTTATTTTGATCGGATCTTTGTTGTTACTCGATCGGTACATTATTTGTTTATCGGTGGTTATGAGATTAGATGGAGATATTGGATGCTAGATGAAAAATTGGTCGAGCGTGTGATGTGGACTAGGTAGAGGAGATCTTTTCCGGTAAAGTGTAAGAAAATACCATATACACCGTTTTTTACGTTTAAATTGTAAGATATAGTGAAACAAAGTAAGCGCAACAAAAACAACATTTTACGCAGGATGTCGCATAACATATATTATGTTAACTAAGTAGGCTAAGCGCTTTATTTACAACGTGTTATGGTATGGCGTGCGGTATAGTGTAGAATATATGCTATTGTTGTATGATATGGCTAACATGTTGCACTATAATACACTATGGCGACACATGGCGTAACTAGTCAACCATACCGCAATAGTCCGTTTTCACCTATGCAATTATTATGCCAAAACAAATAAACCGCCGCTTTTTTCAAAAAACATGCCAAAAAGACACCTATTTTTAACCGCTTTCGCCGTTTCACGTAAACCGCAAAAAATAGTTTTTTTCTTGCTTTACATACCGCTTGCCGTTTGGTACGCTTTCTATACGTAGAAAAATAGGGAAACCGTTAGATGGTAAGAATTGATTTTTTCCTACTTTCGGGTTAGCGGTTTCATTCCTATTGTTCTTTGACAACCGAACCGAACCGAAAGCGCCGTTTTATTTAACTAAGCGGTTAACATTAAATTAGTGTACTAGTTTTTTAGTGTTAACTTAGGGGTTAATACAATGGCGAATAAATTCGACGTTCTACGTGAAGAACGTGAAGAGTTGTTACTTTCTATTGAAGCGCTGAAAGCGTCAACACACAAGAACGCGCCCGCGCTTCTTAAGAAAGTAGAAACTAAATTAGCAGACGTTGAAAGCGAAATCGAAGCGAACCGCAAGGAATTTGAATTGTCCGAAGTTTGCAATTCGCTTTCCAACGTCAAAGGGAACCCGTCCGAAGTTTTTGCTTCCGCTTGTAAAAAAGCGGGAATAGATTATAACTGTCGGTTGTACGTTGACTTCACCTTTTCAACGGGAACCGCGGTTATGGCTGTTAAACCCGCAATTATTCGGACGTCCCGTGAAAGTGTCATTTCGTGGAATGGAATGCCACTTCCGAAAAAATTGTCGGTGAATTTGTCGGACAACAAAGCGGAAATGACAGAATTCACGCGAACCGCAAGTTTCGATGGAGAAACCGACTTCGCTTCGTGGGAAACCGCTTTCCGCGCTTTGCTTTCCTGTTATGGCGAATTGCCGAAAGCGTATGATTCCTACAACGTAGACTTTCAAGCACGGCAAGGGAAAAAATCCCGCTTTGAAAGCGCAAGCGCAAGGAACAAACTGGAGCGGTTAACACGTTCTACGGTTTCTATGGGTTCATTCTTCGAAGTGACACCTACGGGAAAGCACGGTGAAGCAACCGAAAGCGCAAGCAAAGAAACAACCGACAAAAAGCCGTAAATGTCAACCGAACAATTGACACAATTAATACGGTTTTTGCCGTTTGTGTCAATTCACGGTTTTGCGGTTGCGGTAGTTTGTTTCTGGTTGTTTCTTGCGCTTGTTTCGGTTGCTTCTGGTAAAAACCGCAATAGTTAAATTCGGTTGTTTTCGGTTCGGTTTCGGTTGTTTTTGGCACAGTTTTTTTTGTCTTGCTATTACAAAATATCTGATTTTTCTTTATATAGTGAAACCGTGTGAAAGCGGTTTTTTGTGTTTTAAGCATATAATTAAGTTAAAAATGATTCGGTTTTACCGCAAAAAAGCGGAAATATCAAAACGGTTTGGCGACAAGGGAAAAAGAGAATCTTTTGCTACCATTGGAAATATATCGAGTTTTTCGTGGGGTTTTTGGGCGGTGGCTGTTTTGTTGTGTTTCGAAATCTGAAAACTTGAAAGGAGGTGAAGTGTGGAAAAGATATCAAATTCTCGCGAGCCTCGACGCGGCGACAATGTGATGGTGCCGAACGGTGAAGAAAAGCCGATATTTGGCACTATTGAAAACATTGACGTTGATTCGAAGGTAGCGATAATTAAATTAGAGGGATACGGATACCGTGTCTCTATTCCGGTTGTTGCCGTTACACAGATATTAGTGTAGCGGTTTCTTTTTGTCATGGAGTTTTGATATGAATCCGGATGAAAGAAAGCTACTGGAAAGATGTGAGCAAGGCGACCCACAAGCAATTATGGATTATCTTGCTACACCGCACCGGCCAGATGTTGTTGTGCTTTTCAAGACTATCTTTGGATATTCAATTCAAGCACACTATTCTCGTGCATCTGGTGCAACGTATGATACGTGTTCACTGTCGTGCAAACCGAAACTTTCGTGGGAACCGACAGATGGTCACGACCGCGTACTCTGGACGGAATCGAGCGGGAAACCATATCTGTTTCCGACAGACGCGGAGCTGATGAATCCTGACCGCGTGATTACTGACAGCTATTATATCATTCGCAACGGCAAAGTCCTTGAGTATGATGAAAGACGTGCGGTTGAGGGTTCAATATGAACATCAAAGAGATGTTCTTCTCGTGGATTGCTTCTATTGTTTGTTGTTTACTTAAAGCATTGGAGGCGATTGATGGATAGGTTTACGATGCGTACAAGGCTTGTGGCACTGGGAATCATATTGTCGGCATGTTTGATGCCTTTCAATTGGTTCGGCTCTCTGCTCCTACTTGTAACGTGGATGATAGTTACCTTCACAGTGGAGGGATAATGAAAGACACAACAAAGTCATCATTCCAGAGAATACTGGATGAAGATGGCAACGTGTGGCGGTATGCTAAAGAGCCGATCATCGACAGCTCTGGATATGGAAACTGTTCAGAGTGTAATAGATGTGACTGCGACGATACTACCGTACAATGTGATGTTCAGTTTGACCCAAGCGGTCATCACTGTCCGGGTTTAAGGGAAGCGTATATCTTGTGGATGTATGGAAAGCCACTCATAACGCTTTGCCCTAGATGCTTCAACCTAAACGTAAGAAACGGGATGAAGCATTACTAAAATCGGATAGATGTTGCCGGAGATGGAAACCCTCCTCGGACTCCATCGTGTGCGGTATTATGTGGGGACATCGATATCGCACACGGCAACATCAACGCGCCCCGGTGATGCGCGGACGTAGAGATGGTTGGTTCGCCTCCGGCCATCAACTCCTTGACGCATCACTTGGGGCGCTTGTCGTTTTTTTCGTAGATGCCCAGGAAGGACTACAAACAAGATGAATGATGAATCTGGAAATGATTTTTCTTCTCGCTCAGAAAAAATGACGCCGCGTGCGCCATCAAAGCTGGAAGAGAAAGAGCTGATGAAGGCATTCTCTGATGAGTATGGAACAGACAGTGATTACAATGATATGTGGGGCGCATATATCGCAATCTTTGACAATTACATCACCGGAGGGCCGGGATGGTTTGGGAAGCTTGCGGTTGTTGTTTATGATGGAAGCCCAGATTTTGTTCAAAGCTGGAGATGGATCCAGGCCGAGCAAAGATGGACTTTGTGTGGAGACTACAAAGATATCTGAAAGGTTGATGTGAAATGTTCGGATGTAAACACAAATTTGAAGAGCAATCGAGGACATTCTCGATGCCAAATCCGAACAGATTTGGGAAGATACGAGTCGAAGATCTTTCGATGGACGAAAGGGAGAGGTTTCTTCAATCAATTCTGTTTGGAATCACTTCGATAGTATCTGTTTGTGTAAAGTGTGGCAAGATTGAGTCTTGCCTTGTAATTGGAGATCATTCAACACTATCAAACGAAAGGGGGTGATTGTGGACAATGACTCTCCGCTGAAAAAAAGGATATGGATCACCCGTGATTCAAAAGCGCTGCCATATTCCGTTTGGGAAGATGGTAGGCCCGAATGGGGTGATGGATCGCAAAGATGGGGATACTATAAAACTTCGATGTCAAGTGAGAAAAGAGTTCTCACGATGAAGGGAGATAGGCTGCCATCTTTTGTGATGTACCTGTCCTCAGAAGATGCTGCGAATTTCTTCGGCGTAAGCGGGATGGAAGGAGGCAGCGATTCAATTGTAGAGATGGAGGTTTCAATCAAAGTCATTGGAGGATGACTTGAAACAATCAAACGTGTTCAAGATCGATGCTCTCATTCAAAAGATTGAGAACAAGATTAAGCCAGATCTCGACAAACTGGAGGAGCTGAAGATAGCCCGCAAGGTTATTTCCGATCTTCCAGATACCGTCGAAATGCCTGGCTCAAAGACAGTCCCGCCGCCATCAAAAAGGCGGCGAAAAAAGAGATACGGTAGCAAGAGCGTTCTGTCCTACGTGAGCGCTCTTATATCAAATCGTATACTCATCGGTTCTTTCAACGCGAAAGATGTTCGTCGAAAAGTCAAGAATACTTACGGGTATAACGTAAATATCAAGACAATCGGCGTTGCACTTTCTCGTTTGTGCAAGGAAGGCAGAATCAATCGCGTTGGTCGCGGATTGTATCGCATTCCGATTGATAAGTAACAGCAACAACAGAATAGAAAGGGGATATCATGGATTTCAAAAAGTCCATTCAGAACCTGAAGTATCGCGATAGAAAGGAAAGAGCCGAAATGCACAAGGCATCTCCGGAGCATCGCGCAGATGTAATGCGGCATTCGATTTCGAACGACAAATGGATTTCCGCTCTCCAGAGAGCAGGTGAATCTGATGTCACTTCGAGGTAGGATTTCAAAAATCAAAAAGCATCTTTATGATGCTCAGGGAAAACTGAGAGCGTTGCCGAACGATGTGTTCAATCCGATGGATGAAACACAAATAATGCGTAAGGACGTGATACTAAATCAAATCGGACTTACGCTTATGTCGTTAGATGAACTCAAAAACGATGTCATCGAGGGCGCAAAAGACAGCAAGTAGTATCGGCAACCGCAGACATCCTCCTGAGATGGTGCAACCAAGAAGGCTTGCATCACTTGGGAGGATGTCCGGTTTTTCGTGGAGGTTTTGATGCTAAAAAAGAATCGAGAAGTTTCTAAGTATGATTTTGTTGAGATTGAAGATACAAGCGAGCCGAGATGTCGGCACTTCGGGGTTGTTGTGAATTATGTATATACATCAAAGGAAGTTGTTGAAGAAAAAGGACAGCTTCTTGAGATAGAAAGATTCATCAACGATCCTAGCACTGGTGAATTTGCCTATACTGGACTATCGTACTACTACGAAAAAAACGTGGTGGTTATATCGAAGGCCGAAAAGCCGGTTGATCCCAAGTTGGCTGTCAAGTTTTTGCTTTTCGATATAAATAGGGAGTTGTCCAGGGTCACATCAAAAGAGGGGGAATCAGATGTATGTGTATCGTAGGATGTCTCCTTTTGATAAGGTTGATAAGGAGAACCCGCAATACTTTGTTGGATTTTATGATCCACAAGGAAAGTGGTATCTCGAATCAGGCCCGTTTGCAAGCACAGAAGAAGCAGCAAATAGAGTTCACTATCTGAACAGTCTATCGTCTGTCACAGAGAAAATAGCAACAGAGATATATAATACGGTATATGAAGCCGTAGAGAAATATATCGAGAAGGCAAAGAATGATGGATTGTTTTCTCCGCAGGTCACCGATGATGGTGAATTTCTCGACAGATGGAGTATTCGCGGATGGGATGGAAAAAAATGGACAGAGGTAACCCTTGATGTTGCCATAGAATCTGCGGAAAAATATCTGTCGGCCTGGAAACAAGTTGGTGACACAATAAGAAACTCTATCGATGGAAACTCGATGGAGCTAAGGGTATTCAATGAGATTGGCGAACACACTGACGCCTGTTGTATAATCAAACTAGATTGACCGGAAAGGAGATGGTCAAATGGCAAGCTATCAGGAAACTGGAAAAAAGATAGCGGACAGAATATCCACCCCGCTGTCAAAGCTCGATGAAACAGACCGAAGGGATGTTATCGACGCTATTTTGTTCTTCGGACAAACTGCAAAGTTTAGATGTCGAAACAACAGCGCGTATGACAATTTTTGTCGTATCTGTTTTGGTCGAGTCGCAAGGCTTGAAAGATCAGATGTTGGGCTTGGATTCGACATGCTTCATGTTGATTCTCTGAAAGAAAACGAATAGGAGGATGGCATGTCATCAAATGATTTGCTTAAAGTCAAACTTGTTTTGACAGATAAGAGTGAGGTTGTTTGTCGCGATGTCAGACAAGAAACAGTGGCAGATAGCCCGACGTGGAACAGATATCGTGCGCTGCTCCAAGAGTGGAAGATGAAACAGGAGCCTACAAACGAGCTAATCGAGCTTCTGATTGAGTTTCTTCCGATTGACATCGAGCTGTTGCTTTGGGAGAAGTACGATGGAGGAGATAGTGACGGATATCAAAGAGCAGTTGATAGATTTAGTCACGAGCTTCCATGCGAGAACGGTCTGATGGAGTTTAGGGATGAGCTTGTAAGGCTCTACTCTGACGCAGATCTTGCTGATAGATCAATCGAAGATCTTGAGGAGATGTTGCTTGAAATGAAGGAGTACAAAAACATAACTGTAAGTTTGATTTGTGATAAAATCAAACGCGCAGTTGAAAGTGCTTGTGCGCTCATCAATCAAGCAAGAGATGTTGGAGGATATGATTCTGATATTGAATCATATATTGATCTCCTGAGAGAGATAAGGACATAATAACTAGGGGGCATCACATGCCAAGAGAGCGAAAATCATACGATATCCGTATGATAAAAAAATACAGAATACTCGAAAGGCCATCAATAAAAGGCCCAAGAGATGCTGTGAATCACGCAATTAAAATCGGGATGTTCAAAAAAGATCCCGACAAGGAGGTTTTCTACGCCTACTATCTCAGCACAAAGAACGAGATAATAGTGGTTGATACTATCTCAATTGGATCTCTAAATGCGTCAATTGTTCATCCGAGAGAGATACTCAAACCTGCGATATTAAATTCTGCTGCGGCGATTCTTATGATGCACAATCATCCAACAGGAGACCCCGCACCATCAAAAGAGGATATAGAATTTACGCGCAGATTCAATCAGTGCTGCGAGCTGATTGGAATTCAGTTGCTAGATCATGTTATCGTTGGAGCTGATGGTAAATACCATAGCTGCAAAGAGAACGGATCCATCTAGCACAGAAGTACATAGTCCTTGAGAGCATCAGGGGCCAGGGTGCCGGATAGATGATGGTATCCCGAAAACTGTCATCTGTCTAGTAAACTGGCCCCTTTTCGCGTGGATAAATATATATCACTTGGGCCGGCATTCAGATTTTCGTGGCGTTTTTTAATATGGAAAATTATATTTCAATTCTCTAATCTGAAATATAAAAACTGTAGGGAGAGAGATGAACAGAAAAGAATTGCAGAAAAAAATTGATGCGATCAAAGAGTTTACCCCGTCGCAAAAAAATGCCATACAAACAATGTTAAGGCAAATAGCGTCTGTTTGCGACGGAGCGCAAGATCTTGATGGCTTTGGATTCAACAAGCACGACTCATCTTTTGGTAAGAGCCTTGCAAGCCAAACATCGCGCCTCTCACATAGGCAGGCACTTGCGGGGATCAGACTTGCCTACAAGTACAGGAGACAGCTATCAAGCTCTGCGCAATCTTTGCTAAACAGAATCCTTGACGGGAAAGACGACCAGCCAACACTTGGATTGGGGCAAGCGGGGCCACACGAACCAAACGACATAATGATCTTCCCTGTTTTTGTGTCCGGCACATGTGAAAGAATTCATGTTGTATCAAGGTCTGCGGCAAAAGAAATCGCCTCATTCCTTCCAGAAGAATGGTCTGATTCTGTGCAAAAAAATCTTTATGAAAAAGGCTTAAAAAGTGTTGACATAGAGGAAATCGAAGGTATACTTTCAATTAACAATTAGGCCAACAAACGATTTTTTGGCCGAAGGAATGCACCCATAAACAACAGGAGGTATTGAGATGTTGGTGAAGAAAGACGGAAAGACTTACAAGGTGACAAAGAAAAATTTTCGCAAGATCCTTCTGAGTCACGCGGTCGGCGGCAAGTATGACATCTCCAAGATCGGCTCGGAAGTCGGATCTGTCGAGCATGACCTTGACAAGATGTCACCCGAAGTTGCCATGAAGGAAGTCGAGAAGTTCATCTAAGTCAATATAAGCGCGAGGGTTACAACCTAAGCGCCTATTGATTGCAAGCGTAGGGGTTGGGGCGTGTTCCCGGCCCCTACGCGCTTATATACGCTTATATAGAGTCACTAGGAGTAGATATGATAAGAACAAAAGCAGAAGTTGACCTAAGCATAGAGATCCTGGGAAAGATGTCAGAGCTTGTTGATCTGGAGAAAGAGCTTGTAGCAACAAAAATAAAGGGACAAATCAAGAGCAACAAGGCGTCGGAAAAAAATCACACAAAGCAAACAATCATAAGCGATGGCGTTGCTGAGTTTCTTGCAAAGATCGACAAAACAATCAATCGAATAGACTCAATCCTATCAGTAAGAGATGGGAGAAAGACAGCTAGGTAGCGGATATTTACGGTATTCCGCAAAACTTAGTCTATAATTTTGTTGACGGCACAAGCTGTTACGTGCTATAGTTTTATCATAGTGTAAGAAAGGGGTTTTTCTTGATACAAGAATCTTCATCTGTTGGCCGCTTAAATCCGCGAGTCCCCGTGAGATTTAAAAACGAGCGGGCACAAAAAGTATATCAACAAATAACCAAAAGAATAGAAGTCCATCAAAGATCGGCTGATGAAGCTGAGGCTTTCGAGTCTTTTGGCAAGATGGTTGATAGAATCTCCAGGATGGAGGAGCTTGATTGGGTAGTCGCGCATCTTAAGAGACTATTCAGCTTCGAGGAAATAGAAGAAGATACAACCGATCGAGAGGGCTAAATCCTATAGCTGGCAAGCTGATCCTTTCTGTGTCTTTTCGGTCGGTTTTTAATTGATGGGCCGGGGCCACTCTCTCCCGAAACCCCTTGCTCGACGTGGCTCCGGTTCCATCTTAACTCTTAAAAATAGGAAGGTGATATGTATACGATAAGAATAGACAATCTTGATGAGTACACCGGGAGTGATGTAGAAAAGGATCTCACCGAGACAATGAATCAAATGCTTGCAGAGCATGGGATGAAGTCTGGTGGGATTCATTTTTTCCCTGGAAGGGACGATCTTTTTGTCCTTGTTGATGTTGAGATGATCGAACCAAGAATTAGGCCGGGCCAAAGATCAAAGGATTGCCTGCTTAGTTTCCCGGACTGGATTATTGTCAACAACACGGTTAACGACGTGCTTGATAAATTTAAATTTTATGCCACCGTAAAATCAAGCAAGTTCGTTGTGCGGATAGGGAAGCGCAGAAGGGAAGATTATAAAGGTGGCAGGAGGTTCTGATATGCCAGCAAACTCTGTCGGATTTGTCTTTGCTATGATAGGTGTTGCAGAGATATTTACAATGTATGATAACGATCATGCAGATGTGTACCTTTGTGGCGGCTGTCGCAGGGAGGCAAGATGGAAGGACAGGCGACAGACTCCGATGTGTTTTAGGTGTGGATCTTCTGACCTGACACTTATCAGGAAGAGATCTGAATACTAAAGAGAGGTGTATATGCCTAAAGATAGCAGAGAAGAAAAATCCATCGACGAGATGGAAAAAGAAGCTTCTGCTTCCGAAGATATTCCGGCCCCCCCAGACTCAGATGATCCGTGGGCTGGAGAAGAAAGGAAACAGGACAAGTTTTCGGATCGCGATGGCGAAGCAAAGGTAAAACTTTACACGCTATCAATTCCGAACGAGCCTGTTGTTGGCGGCAATCCAAATCCTGGATTTAGAAAGCTATGTCTCGACCGGGATATGGCTATTGAGCCGCGTGATCACATTAGAGCTGTTGTTCTTGACAGGATAATGCCAAACATCGCGCAGGTTCCATACAAAGAGGCAAAAAAGATTCCAAAGGATGAGCCGTGGAGAAAGTATCTTGGATACTCTTTCGATGGTGTCGCGCCTTCCGCGGATAAGGAGGGCGTATTTTTTCGGAAGTGTCTCGATGTTGACGGAAATCCATTCAAGTCCTGTTCTCTCAACCCTGGCTTTGATAGCGATGGATCTCCGCGCGTCAAAGAACTAGGAGATGGCGAGTGTCCGTGGGGTAGATGGACAAACAGCCTAACGGAATCAGACAGAGAAAAGTACAAGATCAAGGATGATGACGCACCGCCAATGTGTAACAACAACATCCTTCTGTACTGTTGGGATCTTGATATCTCTGTTCCGTTTGTCGCATACTTCAAGGTAACAACAATCGGATACGCAAAAGACTTCTTGGCTTCTTGCACAAGAGGATTGGGCGAGGAGCAGAAGCAGTATCCGTTCTATGCGTTTGAGGTACTGTTTAGTGTTGTCGATAAAGGAGAGTACGCAACAGCAAAAATCGTCAACACAAACAAATTCAGCAACCCTGGGCGCATCAAGCCTGTTGTATCGTGGTTCAACGAAAACAGAGAGTTGATGGTTCGAAACGTGGCAGTCCAGATGGGAGAGTTGAAGAAGAAAGCAGAAGATGCTGGAGACTTCAAGCCGGAGGACTACGAATAGATGCCGAAGGTCGTCAATGACGATATGGTTCCTGTCTCTGAGGAAATGAAGATCATAATTCGGAGGCTTGGATACAAGGAATGCGCAAGGCTAACTGGAAAAACAGATAGCTATATGCGATCTCTTGCGTCTAAGGGAGAAAAAAGAATCCGAAGGTCTGATCTGAGAATAATCGACATGGCAAGGACGGCATCTATGTAGTTGATTGGGTGGATGGGCGTAGCAAAACGGCAGGGCCAACTTTTTTGGCAAGGTAATCGCCACTCCATCTACGCCCCCACCCTATCAATTAAAAGGAGGACTTATGAAGCGAGAGGTAAATCTTGATAGCCTGCAAAGGCCGGCTGTTTATTCTCCAGACTGGTTTAAAATATCAAGCAGCATGTCAGATACGTTCTCTGAGTGCAGGCAAAAGTTTTTGTATTCATATGTATACAAGATAAAACAGAGAAAAGTAGACCACAAACTGCTACGACGTAGCTGTGTGATATTTGCCTCTAATGGAGAAATAGTCAAAAAATTTGGAGAGGCCACCAATCTTGATAGAGTTGCGTGGTTTCTTGCATCTGAGGCAAAGCAAGCCGTAAAAGATCTTGGGCTTGCTTTTTCGTGGAAAGAATGGGTTTCGATCTGTGGACAGAATGGAGAGCATCCAATAGAATCTGCAATAAAGAAAGTATATGATTTCCCATCCCCAGAAAACAAAAGATGGTATTTTTCCTTTGATGACTTTATGACTCAATGCATCAACGCGACAGCAACAATAAGAATGTTTCTTACGAGAAATGAAATCGTGCCACTAAAGAAAGATGGCAGGACATTCATACAACAAACACTTGAGGCTCCGCTTGTAATAGATGGCCAGATTCTTGATGAGACAAACGGAAGCCCAACAATAATGCGTGCGCAGGTTAATTTTATCGACAAAGATATGAATGTGTATGTGTGGAGGATTTCTTCAAAGAGGTCGTCCGAGAACGAAATGGTTGCAAAGATATCAGAGTCGATAGATGCTCAGGCCGCTGTTGTTGCGCATCACTTTCAGGGAAGCGTAGATTTTCCGATTCACTTTGATCTTAGAAAGATAGTTGTTAAAAAAGATGGAGATATTTCTGAGGTAGAAAGCCACCAACGAGATGTATCACGAGAGGAGGTTGATGACACAAAAAGACGCCTTGCTTACAAGGCTAAAGAGATAAGGTCTATGAATATCTTTAGGGAGAGATCATGGACTTGTCCAAGATGTAGTCATTATGACGTATGTATTAGGCGCGATACGTCAAACTTCATACAGGAAGTATGGGGAGATGAAGCGCAGGTAGCACCGAAAAAGAAAGAAACCAACGACATAGATGATATGCCGTGGTAAGAGAGGAGCTTTGATATGTTGGTAGAGACATATGAAGTGACTGAGGCTGTAGATCCTGATTCCGCGACAGAAGAAAACGAAAAAGCACGCGCTCTGATAGAGGAGCTTGGCCTTTCTGGTCAAAAAAAATTCATTGGCGAAGTCGGAGAAACCGTGCCGTTCAGAAAGATGTCGCAACTTGAAACAAACGTGTATAAAACGCTTTTGGGTTCAAGAACATCTGTCGATGAATACTCGGCAGGTATGATTCCGGCAAGGGTTCTTGATATTGTAAAGAGACACAGGGATTCTTTTGAAAGAATCGACGTACTCTACTCCGAAAACGATCCAGACCCCGTCCTTGTTGGTGTGATGAAAAGAGAGAACTCTACATGGCAAAAAGACGACTTCATTCTCGCCAGATGGGGAGATGAGCTTGAGTCGATCGAGTCTCTCGCAAACAAGGCGCTTGACATCATAAGGGGCAACGTGACTACCGCCCTTCAAAAAGCAAAGACTGCTATAGACGCAGACATCGAAGCGGCAAAAAGTATTGGTATGCACACGCTCCACAAGTCGATTCCGAACCCTCGTTATTATTCTGAATTTTAGAAAGGGATTATTGATATGTGCGACGTAGTAGAAAAATATTTCCCAAAGCAACCGCCATTTAACGGAAAACCACGCGATGCCCAGGGAGATGTGATAGAGCGCATGTATCAGGCCGTCGTTGGGGGTAAGCGATTCTTAGTAATCGCTGCCCCCACCGGAGCTGGTAAAAGCGCGATACTATACACTCTTGCAAATGCTATTTGCGATCTGAATGGCGTTGACCACAGACTTGATGGAAGCGGTGCGATATTCACAACGTCACAAAAAGTCTTGCAAGATCAGTATGAAGAAGATTTTCAAGACATGTTTGTAATGAAGGGCAGGGGGAACTATCCATGCAAACAGCCAGTCGAGTCAGAAGAATCGAACAACTGTGATGCAGGGATATGCCTGTTCAGAGAAACAAAACCAGACTGCGATACCTCTTGTCCATACAAGCAAGCAAAAATACAAGCACAACTTAGCAAGTTGATTGTAACAAATTTTGCTTACTTTATCGGAGAAAGCAACAACGTAAACGCCTTTGGAAAGAGGCGTGTTTTGATGATAGATGAAGCGCACAACATAGAGTCTGCATTGATGAGCTATGTTGAGTGTGGCATATCAGAGGCCGGCCTGAAGTTTTGCGGGCTGGAGAGGATAGTGCCAATATTTGATCGCTTCGGCCAGTACGAAGATTTTCTTGTCCAGCTATCAAAAGATGCAAAAGAAAGAGCAATTGACCTTAAAGGCGAGATGGAGCAAAATCCTAGCACTGTCTTTACCGACAAGGCAAAGCAATACGATAGGGCCATGAAGCTTTTTCAGAAAACATCTTTCATAAGATTTCACGCAGAAACATGCAAGTGGATACCAGACGCCGATGCAGACAAAAGGAAGGTTGTTTTTAAGCCGATAAATGTAAGCCCATTTGCAAGAAATCTTGTGTTTGCATTTGGCGACATCAACATTCTTTCTTCTGCCACAATCAGCAAGAGCTACGTCAAAAACTGTCTTGGAATCCCAGATAGCGACTTCGAATATTTCGAGGTTCCATCTACGTTTCCCGTAGAAAACAGGCCAATCTACGCCATGAACGCTGGAAAGATGGGCTACAGATATCTTGAGAAATCGCTTCCAAATATAGTCAGGAAAATAGATGCGATTATAGATCAATTCCCCGACAGCAAAGGGATAATACATGCTACTTCATACAAGATAGCAAAGTATGTCTCGTTGCACTCAAGACATGCTGAAAGATTTATATCGCACAACTCTGTAGATAGGATAGAGAGGCTAAGGGATCATATGAAATCTCCAGAGCCAACAATACTTCTGTCTCCATCGATGACAGAAGGTGTAGACCTGAAGGGCGATCTTTCTCGCTTCCAGATTATTGTAAAAATCCCATACGCTTCACTTGGGGACAAACAGATAAAAGCCAGAATGGAAGAAGATAAAATCTGGTATGCCAATCTCGCCGCCGTCACCCTGATGCAAGCATATGGAAGATCAATAAGGAGCAAATCTGATACGGCGATTACTTTTGTTCTTGACTCTGCATTCAAGTATTTTGTAAAAAGCAACGATCATCTCTTTTGCAATTGGTTTAAGGAGGCAATTAGATGAGCAAGAATAATACTGACTCCATAAAGATTGTCAGTATTCCATACAATCACGATATGGAGAAAATCAGCGAGACAACATCAAAAATCGACGGAAGAACTCTTTCGTCAAGCGTGGCTGTTGGGCTTGGAAGTTTGTGCAATCTTTTGGAACCGTTCATATCTTATAGAGAAGTGTTGATGAGAAATAGAATATCAAAGGCAAGGTCGCTTGCGCTCAAGGTAGATGCAACAGACGGTGTAAGCGAAAAAGAAAAAGAAAAAGCGATGAGCGATATAAATTCAATAATATCTGGGGCAGAGAAAACGCTTGTTGCGCTTAGACACTTGGAACCAATAAGAGAAGCGATAATAAAATATACAAGAGATTTGCCAGGAAGCGGTGTGTACGATCTCAAGCAAAAAGTAACCATATGGATCGATATAGACGAATGAGGAGGTTCTTCTGTGATACCAAAAGAAAAGGTCGAAGATGTAATTGTCGTAACCGCCAGGAGCAAGAATCAATTTCAGATACAGCTAAGGCAGGTTATAAACACTTTCGGGATGGACAGGATAAAGATCATTGGATCTGGTGTCCAGCATATAAGGCAGGCGATAAACCTTCACGCAATCATAGTTGTGAAGGAAAAATCAGATACGCGCAAAAAAGTCTCAACAGCATCTAATGGGTAATGGAGGGTTTAGTTGATATCTTACACCATACAGGGTGTAGATGTTCTTGAAGAAAAGTCTGTGTCTGGAGATAATGAATCTCTTTGCACTTGTCCTTCTTGCGGAAGACAAAAACTGTATATTAATAAATCTGGCGGAGAGAAAGATGGGCTTTTCGAATGCAAAGTCTGCGGACTCTCTGGAAAAGTAGAAAACCACAATAGCACTTCGCGAAAAAAGAGCATCAAGCCAGAAAAGAAAAAAGACCAAATAAGCGATGAGGTCGTACACAGATATATAGACAAGCTTGTAAACTCATGCAAGATTAATGAGTTTGTCAGATCCTATTTCTCAAAAAAGAAGATACCAATTGGATTGGTGGAACAATACAGAATAGGATATTCTGAAGAGCTACCAGATTACGATGATATGAAAATCGCAAGGCGGTTGGGCCTTGTGAATGAGAAGCTAAATAACCGCTTTTACAAGCGAATTGTTATGCCGGTTATGGCGAAGGGGCGTTGGGTGTATTTAACGTCAAGGGCTGTTGGTATTTCAAGTCCAGCGAAGTATATGGACATAAGTCTAAAGAAAAGAATATTTCGCGAGGATGCAATAGATAGTAATAACAGAATATTTTTATGCGAGGGCATACCAGACACGCTATCAATGATAGCAAATGGATATGATTCTGCAATAGGAATACTTGGCTCTCAAGTTTTCAAGGAAGATTATAAGGAAAAGTTAAGAAACAAAGAAATCATTATTTGCTATGACAATGATTTTGCCGGAAGAAGAAGCACTGTTCATATCGCGAACATAATGTCTGCCGCTGGATCTAGGGTATCATCAATAACACTTGGGGAAGGGCAGGATGTATCTGATTTCTTTGCCGCAAATAAGGGCAAAAAACTAGAGATAGTCCCAATAGAAAAGATAGAAAAAGAGCAAAAGATACTCCTGTTCTCCAGGGCAGAGCCAAATCTGTTGGTGTATTCGTTTGGTCATTATGAAATCAGGGCAAGTGACATCACGCCAAGAAAGGGATCTCTAAGGGCTACGGTGTCGGTATTTAATAGTACAAAAATACTTGCATCGTCAAATTTTGATCTTACTTCAATGAGGCTTCGCGCAACATACGCAAAAGAGTTTGTTGCAAATGCAAGCGATGTCGCAGAGCCAGAAGCAAAATCGATGTTGATGGATCTTGCAAACGCAATAAAGCAAAATCTGCAAGAACAGGAAGAAACAGCAGAAGAAAAACAAGTATATATAATGAGCGATAAGGAGAAGGAAAGCGCACAAAAGATGTTGTGCGACCCGCTCCTACTATATAGGATAAAACGCGCACTTGATAGACAGGAGGTTGTTGGGGAGGATATAAACAAACTGTTGTTATATTTGATATACACATCTCGCCTAATGAAAAAGCCGATATCGTGTCTAATCAAAGGACTCTCAAGTTCTGGAAAAACATATTTGATGGGCAAGGTTTTGAGCCTTATTCCACCAGAGGGCCACATCACAATCCAACAGGCAACTGGCCGTGCGCTGTATTATATGGGAGAGCTTGATTTAAAACACAAGATGATAATTATAGGCGAGATGCACGGAGCAGAAGAAACACAATATTCTTTGCGAGAGGCACAGGATGGAATTGGTGAGGGCGACCTGATTATTGCTACCGTAGAAAAGGATCCTGATACAAACCAGAATCAAACGGTAATAAAGAGGGTTGCTGGCCCGTGCGGATTTGTTTCATCGACAACTTCGGTTGAAATTAATCCAGAAAACGAGACAAGAAACTTTTCTATATATGTAAAAATAGATGAAAACAAAGTAAAAGATACTGCATCAACGCTTGTAGACAAATATCTTGGCAAGTCTAACGTATTATCGCAAGATGAACTTCTGTTGTTTCACAACGCACAGAGAAGCCTACAAACAAATATGATGGTGCGTATTCCTTATATAAAATACGTGCTAGATAGATTTCCGTCGTCGCCAATCAGGGTCATGCGGGACAGGGTTAGATTTTGTGTGTTGCTTGAGACAATAGCAATAATACATCAGTTCCAAAGAGAAATATCAGAAGATGAAGATGGACAAAGATGGATAACAGCTTCAATATCTGATTACAACATAGCACTCGCCTTGATGAACGAGATCTTGGTTGAGACAATCTATGAATTGCCAGCCAAGTCAAGAGAGATATATAGTGTTGTTGTTGAGATGAGAGATGAATTTGTAGAAAACTCAGACACGTCGTCCATAATAGACGATGAAGATAAGGCAAAATTATTCAACGCAACATATAAGCAAATAGGCGAAAGAATGAACATGAAGGCGGCTGATATCAGAAGGTGGTCAAAGCCGCTTTTTGAGGCCGGCTATTTCGAATATGCCGATACTGGAGAAAAAAACTCTGGAGGAAGGGGGAAGCAAACAAAATTGATTCCTGTTGACAAGGAATTTTACCACGGATTCCTTCCTTCTCCAGATGAGATTGCAAATTATTTCGGCATGTTTGATGAGACACTATACAATCCAATAACAGGAGAAACAAGAGAAATAGAAAGGATGGAGGTAGACCTTTGATTGGCGATGGGGAGCAAAAAAAAGGATCGCATCTTAGTCACGTTCTTGATAAGTTAGCAAGTCTCGACGAAGAAACAAAAAAAAGACTGGAAGAAGTGAAACATATTAGCGCTCCAGATGAAAACAAGAATACATTTATCTTCAACGACAAAAGGAATGCCAAATAATGGAAAGACTAGAAACATCGATATACTTAGATGAAAGCCTTGACGATGGATGTGTAAGAGTTTCGTTTGACGCAAAAACAAAAGAAAGAATGATATTTGTGTCGGCAGATTTGTTTGAAGAAGTTGAGGCGGGCAACATTCCGGATGTTCTGGCGGATGAAATAAAAAAGGGAAGGAACGGGAAAAGCCCGATATAATGTATCACTTGGGGGAAAATTTGAATTTTTGTGGAGATTTTTACCGCAAGATATCTCAGATGATAGCCAAATCTGGAATGGGCATCTATCTAAACTTTGTGAATTGTTTCACAGAAAACCGTTCAAACCGTTCAAATCGGCTGTACGGTTTAGTTAGGTGCAACTAACTTATATATATGTTTGATATATATAGGATTAACAGTTTGTGAATTGTTTCACAGAAAACCGTTCAAAAGATCCGGGAGGTTCAAGGGTATAGTTAGAGAAGCGAAAAATAACCCATCCTCTTTCCAGAGATTTTTGGCAATCGGGGGAAAAAACTTAACTCGTTATTTTTCAACGACCTTCCAGTTGCCCCCGCTTGATACCGTGAACGGTTTAACAGTTTTGTTAACTTGTTTGTTTTCAATGACTATAAACCGTACAAGCGATTTGAACGGTTTGAACGGTTTTCCGTGAAAAGATTCACAAAGTCGGGCGGGTTCGGCGCTCAACTAGAGAATCCGCGTTCAATATGCGTTGTTAACTGACTTGTTAACATAGATGGGGTTTTGATGAACAAACCAAAGGAAAGGTTGAGATGTTGAAACCTATCATTAGATGGGGAGTTATGTGGAGTCACAAGAATAGAAAGGATGGTGCTTGCAAGCATATTATTTGCGAGAACGGGATACCGCCGTTGTTTAGAACGCGAAAAGAGGCCAGAGAATTTATAGCCAAAACCTACGGTTACATAAAAGATAGTCCGACATTAAGAAAAGAACCTCACGGATGGCGTATGCCCGTTCCTATTAGGGTAGAGATAAGACGCTGGTCTTAATGACCGCGCCCACCCGTGGATGAAAGGAGAGAACGATGGACGCAGTAAACGCTGCTGGCTTCTACAACAGGGAAACTATCGAGTCTTTGCGCGAGCTTCACCCGAGCGCTGTGAACGTAACATGCTTGATCGACTCGCATGAAGCTATTCGCGCCGAGCTTGAAGCGCGTGGAAGGGATCTGGATGAGTCTGAAATTGATATAGTCAATATCCGTGCCAAGCTCAAGGCGAAGGACAAACAACTCAAGCGGGCGATTGAGATTGCAAGGGAGGCGCTTAGCCCGAGGCCAGAATGTGAACACGACAACGTTGGTATATGTTCTGCTTGCCGCTCTCTGTTTTCGTGGGGAGAAAGAACACGAGATAGAAAGCTATCCGAACTCGACGAGATGGAAAAGGACGGTGGAATATGACCACGGGGCTGTGTCCGCGAAAGCGGTGGGCATGGGAGTTGCCGGTTCGCAAAGTACACGCGGGCGAAGTCAAACGCAAGCGTTGGTGATTGAGGCAACACACAGCACGGGCGCGGGGATTGTCCGAGTGCAACGGGCAGCGCAGAGACATTTGCACCCGCAGTGATGCGCGATTCACAGAAGCGCACCCGCGCCCACCCGTGATGAAAGGAGAGATGATGAGCGAACGGACTCAAGAGCAAAAACAGTACGATTGTCCGACGTGCCAACGCGCAGACGCCGCAATCGCTATTTCGTCTGCGTGCAGCCTGTCGGTCACAGATGCGGCGATTCTGTTGCGCGATCTAGGTGGGTGGGCTGACCTTGAGCGCGAAATATCCACACTCCGCGCCAAGCTCGAAGCGAAGGACAAATATCTCAAGCGGACGATTGAGATTGCGAGAGTTGGCCTGGAAAAGTGGGCAGAAGAAACAAGTGTTTACGAACACGGGCTTGCGGCGGCAAAAATGCAATCCGAACTCGACGCGATGGAAAATGGCGGTGGAGAATGAAAACACCAAAAGAGCTTGAATGCGCCATTAGGCAATATAGACACAATGACGATAATACAAAACTATTGCCAGGAGATGTCGGGCAATTTGTTATTGGGCTTGACCACGATAAGACTGTCGTGGTGTTCAACACCATCTACGCCAAGCTCGAAGCGTGCGAGAATGAGCTTGCCGAAATGGATGCGAGTTTTGAGCTTTACGACCAATCAATACGAGAGCTAACGACGTTCTATCACAAGGAACACCCAAAAGAAAAAGAGGAGCGGCGGTACCCTAGAACATCGAAGTTGGTCGCATGGGCGGTGGCGATAATAGAGCGAGAGCGCAAAGACAAGCGACTGGCAATTGAGATTGCAAAGAAACTAGTTGGACATATTCGGAAGATACCCGTTGGAATTTCAACTGTTGAGTTTTCGGACTTCAATGAAGTAAACAGACTGCGGGATCAACTCGACGCAATGGAAAAGGACGGTGGAGAATGAGCATACCAAAACAAAGTGATTTTTTTGGCATCCCTGTTTTTGTCAGCGAATATGTGGACAATGTTTATCTTATTGCAAAGAACATAGAGCAAATTGACGCTATCAGTGCGAGCCTGAACGTAGAAAATGAAAATGCCAAACTCCGCGCCAAGCTAGATGCGAGGGACAAGTTCCTCAAGCGGGCGATTGAGATTGCTAGGTGGCGCGGTGAAGCCATTCCGATAGAAGCGTTTGAAAGTAGCCGAATCAGGCGAGAGAACTTCGAACTTGATAACATGGAAAAGGAGCTGTCAAAATGAACGAGCAAAATATAAATGTTTTCATCCCAAAACAATACAATGTTTTGTTGCGCAGCCCGCTAAACGACACGGAAAGCGTTTTTAGAAACAGGCACGATGCGATGTTCGGGCGACTACGAGACATCAACTTTGACAGCGCATCGTTGCGTTACGAGTATGCGCTTTTCTGGCGTGTTACTGGTACATATCGGCGCTTTATGCGAGACAACGGCTACACAGAAGAGCTTTTACTACACGATGAAAACGGCGACGTATTGCTTTTTTACAAGTGCCCGCTTTTAAATTTTTTACATCCAGAGGCCGAGCAGTATATTGTGCGATTTTTGTCAACGCACGCAATTGGCTTGCATTACAGGACAAATCCGTTTCCACAGCCTGTTGACGGCATTTTGATAGACGAGCCAGTATATCACGCAGGCTACAACGTGGCATCGGTAGAGAGAGCCGTAGAGGTTAGCAGCCCGCAACAATATCAAGATGCATCTAGTGCTATTTGGTCAAAAGTGGCATCGCGCTGTGGATTTGATATTGTAGTCAATGGCTCAAGCTCATTTGATTATTGTACAAACTATGGCATACAAAGCGCGGTGAACGCATCTACTGCGTGCATGATTGAGGTGGCATTAGAATACGGCAAAACCGATAAGCATTTTGAATCAATGATAGATACGATACCGCAAGACACGCTTAAATTTTTTGGCTTGATTGGTGGCAACGCAGCATGGGCGCGGTCTGTTGTTGATTACTACATCACTAACGTGCAAAATGTTTTCTGGATGCATAGGCTTGCATATAATTATAGGGACGCTAGGCCAATATACAGTTGGGGCCACAATCCGCTTCTTTAACACGATAGCACAAGGAGGATGTGCAAAATGAACAATTCGTTGCTTTGGTATCTTGGTGCTTTCGCTGAAATCTTGATGTTTCTGATGTTCTTTTTTGCTATGGCTGTTATGTTTCTTGAGGTTATTGCTTCAATTGGCGCAGACAACACAAACAAGATAGCCAGCCCAACAAAGAATCTTTATATTCGCGGATACATATGCACGCTTATTGTTGCGATGTGGTTACTGCGATGATCGACAACGAAAAGAACGGAGGCAAAAAATACAATGAAGATAAAGCATGATACAATTCCACAGCCATCATATCTATGCGGCCCAATGTCTGGGATAGAAGATTACAACTATCCAGTGTTTAACGAGGCAGAGGATAGTCTGAGGGGAGCTGGATTTAGTATATTAAATCCGACGCTTGGATTTTCTTCTCCCCCAGTTTTGGTCACAGATCAAAAAGAGCAGGAATTTTTTGCGAGAAGCATAAGGCTGATGGTTAATAGGGCATCTTCTGTGATTGTGCTTCCAGGATATGACAAAAGCTATAACGCTGGAAATGAAATAGCGATAGCAAGATCTATGGGGCTTCCAATATACAAGTATCCAACACTTGAGCCACTCGAAGGATTTGGATGTATCTTGCTTGACGCAAGGTTTCTTGCGATGAGGCCAGAACATAGCGCCAACGAAATCAAAAAGAAAAGTCTTGTTTATGAGTTTTGCATTGATGTACTTATAAGGACAAGGCAAGTACAGACGGAGTATGGTAGCGATGAATAAAACGGTAGATGCATGTATTAATTTTGTAAATTACATCAGGAGGATTGAAATGCAATCGACAAAAAAAGCAATCCATCGAAAAATAAATCAACCAAGCAGATACTCAAGTGCGTTAGATCTTGACACCGACATACAACATCTAATTGTAGCACTACAGAGATCTGTTGAAAAATGGAGATTGATATTAGATGATTGCGGAAAAGACAGAGGAGCAGATGATTGTGCGTTGTGTCAGATATTTAACATCAGACAATCAGTATTTTCAAATGAAGAATGTGTTGGATGCCCTGTTTTTATCGCCACTGACAAAAAATTCTGTGAAAAAACTCCATACGCCGAATGGGTAGAACATCAAAGAATTACGCACAAATCTCCACTCCGTGAATTTAGAAAGATCGAGTGCGATGAATGTAGGAAAATCGCAGAGAGAGAAAAATCTTTCCTAAACGGGCTTTTAGAAATGTTTGTGCGAGGTATCGGGGTCGGAAGGGATACGCAGACAGCCAATAATAAGCAAAAACAAACGACAATAACAAAAATAACAGTATCTCCAGGTGATGTTGTTCTATGTGTTACTGGAAGGAGATATGTGATAAGGTCTAAGGCGAGATTCAAAACATCAAACAAGGATCTAATTCCTGTTGTGTTTATTGGTGACAGCAGCAAAGAAAGTGCGACAGAGATACATCCCGATGCCATCTTGCGCAAGATTGGCATAGAATGTGAGGGGGCAGGCGTAAAGTTTGTCTATGTAGAAGAATGAACAAAGATCATGCGATAAGAATATATTGCACGCTGATTGCGACCACTATAAAGTTTGCAAGAGCCGTGCCACAAGGTATGATACCAGAGGCAATCGAATTCATAACCGGAGAGGGAGATAATGCTCCGCTTCTTCCAGTTGGCCTCCAGCCGTATAGGGAAAATCTTGAGTTATTGCGAAACATATTAAAGCTATCTGAATATATGGAAAAGATAGAGATTGAAGATCAGGCTTTATTTAAAAACATTATAGCCGAGATTGGGCAGATGTCAGAAGATGAATTCATAGAATACTATAAAAAAAGAAAGCAGGCCAAATAGACGCTTGGCGACTATCGTCCTGCTTTCGTGTGCCGAGCAAGCACGGTGTAAATTTAGCAAAAACAAAAACGATTGTCAAGGAGAATTTTATTGCCGTTTAGAAAAATTGATTCAGATTTCTCTGAAGAAATCTTTTATCGCGAAAAAAACTGCATTATTATACGGGGAGACTGCAAAGAGGTTGTAAAGAAACTATCCGGTATAGTTAAAATTGATTTGATATTAACAGACCCGCCATACGAGTTTCAACCAAAGGGCGGCGGTGTATTTAAGGATGACTCAAACATGCAAGAAACGCTTGATGCTGGAACGCATGAGTTTGATTTCGAGTCCCATATCCCGCCAATAATAGAGTCGATGCGCAAAACAACTGGAATGGTGAATGCGTATTTCTTTTGCAATAAAGCGTTGGTGTATAAGTATATATCGCTGGCAGAAAAACTTGGGTTGACATATGATTTGTTGATACTAAGAAAGAAAAGATTCAGACCGGCGCACAACGTACACTACGCACCGGATCTTGAGTATGTGATATTTATGAAATCGCCTGGCGCTAAATTTAACGGAGACATAAAAGGATGGGATGGTCTGTATTCAAAGGTGTACGACCAAGAGGTTGAGATAAAAAATCAAATGCACCCAAATCAAAAGCCTCTTGGGATTTTAAAAAAATATATATCTATTAGCACAGAACCTGGCGATGTTGTCATTGATCCATTTTGTGGTTCTGGTCAGACTATGCTCGCCGCCAGAGAGCTTGATAGATTTTCTATTGGAGTAGAGAAGAATTCCATGTTTGCAGATGTCGCAAGAACAGTCCTTTCACAGATGTCGCTGTTTTAACATTGACCACAACAGATAGGAGATACAATGCCGGTGCTTGAAGCGCAATATCTTGTAGATCAGTTTCATCGTTCAATGAATCATCCTGTTGGCGACTACACAGAGCCAAGAATGATAGACAGAAAAAGAATGGAGCAAAGAGCGAAGTGGATATGCGAGGAAGCAATAGAGGCCGTGTCTGCATCAAATCTTGTAGATCAAGCAGATGCCATGATAGACGCAATATATTTCTGTCTTGGAACGCTGGTAGAGATGGGAGTTGACGCATCCCCAATAATGGAGATAGTACATATGCACAACATGAAAAAAGTTGCAGCAGGAAAGGATGCGAATTCCAAACAGAACAAGCCAGAAGATTGGGAGGGGCCAGAAAATGACATCTGGAAATATATATCATCTGTAAGAAAAGCAAAAAACAGAGTGGAAACAGCGTATAGGCCAAGCGAGGAAAAACTAAAATCGTAACTCGTTTAGTTTCAACAGCTTGCTCAAAATTCAAATATAAGCGCGTAAAATATTAGTGCCCTACCAACGAATCAAGGTGGTCTATTATGCGTGCTTATATTCGCTTATAAAGAGGAGGATTTGGGCCGTGAAAACGATCGGAATTGACATTGGCAGAGCAAACACGGGATTGGTAATTTTTGACAATGATGAAAAGTCCATCGTTGCAAATGCCACAATTCAATTACCAATAGCGAAGGTTCGCAAGGTTTCTCCGTTTAATGCGACTTCGCACAGGCTTTATTTTCTACAGCAGAATCTGAAAACTTTTATACTTGGCCCTGGTGGATTCAAGAAGGGCGATAAGGCTCTCGCGGTTATTGAGGACTATGCCTATGGCGATCAAAGGATGACGCTTGAGCAATTCAGAAAAATGGACAAAATGTCACTGGAGGTGGGTGAAGCCCACGGGATTGTGTATGCAGCACTAGCAGAGATTGGAATACCGATGATTAAGGTGGCCCCATCTCAAATGAAATATTTTATTGCCGGCGATGGCCAATGTGAAAAAACACAGATAATCAAAACAATGCACAAAACATATAGGGTTCCGCTTGACGATGACCATCAATATGATGCACTTGCCCTGTGTCACATGGGGAGATATTATATCATATTTTGCTCAAGCCCAGGAGTAATAAAAGAGGGCACGTACGAATACAACACAATGATCAACATCGCATTTGACATGAGACACGCGGCGGTATCTAAAATATTCGGGCTAAAGCTGTAGAAAGTTTCCCAGGACAGTCTTTAGTCCATCCGACAAGGAAAGCAGGCTTTTTGGATTTGTCACATAAAACATGTTGCCATCAAGTCCTTCAAACTCAGATGTTACTTTTACGATTGCGCCTGGACGCAAGCGAGGATCGAACGGTACTGTTTTTGAAAATCTAATTCTTTCTTTACCCCAGAAGTCGTGTAGCATCATGGCTGTTCTGTTTGCGATTGCATCCACTTGTATTAGATCGTTATCAACTAGAAGTGTTTTTGCATCTGCGTGGAGATATCCGTCGTTTCTTCTTTCCGCCTTAATGTCGAGTTGTTTATTTACAGGGTATCCAGTTACCTGCATTTCAAGAAATCTCTTGTATTTGACCCCAAAATTGCTATAAATAACATCTACACCAAAGGCAGATATATCTGCTCTGTCAATTTTACAGGCATGGTATTCCTTGACATTAAAACTCATTGACGAGTCATACCCATCTTTTCCAGAGACTCCGTGGGCTGCGAACATCGGATTCCCAGCGAGATCGCTTGGCGTTAGTAAGACATAGATTATCTTGCTTGGAAAAACAGACCCAAGATGGTTCTTTGGCCCAAGCGGATCATACGAATCATCTTCTATTAAAACTCCATTTGCGTCTACATAAAATCTTTTTTCTTCTGATTCGTATGCTATATATTGCGCTTGGCTTTCTCCGAAGGCATTGTTCATATGCTTTAAGTAAAAGTGATCTGATGTTTTGACGTCACTTGCCGATGTTGGTGCAGTCCCTACGCAATTTCCAGACATATCTGGATAATCTGCGCTTGTCGCCAATCTCCACTCTTTGTAGCAGCTTGGATGTAGCATAACATGATATGAATCATCAGCAAATCCAACAGAAGCATTTACTCTGTAAAACAAAGGAACATCATGGGTTGATAGATAATTTGCGGTGCCGGATGCTATTTTGTCAGAAGAAAGACCTTTGCCAGTCCTTACAATGTATCCTGTCGTTCCGGTGACAAAAGGATCTTTGAATTCAAAATCAAACTTTGATGAGTTTTCGCTATTCGCGTCTCGCAAATCCCATGTCTTTGTTTTTTCGTTCCAGTCGTACATAGAAGATGCTTCAGCTTTTTGCTGGTGCATATTTTCTGATTCTATTCCAAGCAGTATGCCAGGATATAGGTCAAACCTTTTGTTTATTCTTGCAGGCGCATCTGTTGGTGACAGCTTTGTGCCTTTTACAATTGTTCTTAGATATGTTGTGTGATCTCCAAATTCTGATTGTTCTTCTACTATATCATCTATGTCCGTAAGAGTTAGAAGGTCTGTCTTGCTGTCAAACCAAGAAACAATTACAACATTATCAATTGAATCAAGTATTGCGCTTCCAGATATGTCAAAGTCAACGTAAAACCTTCCACCAGAATATGTTATTTGATAATCATCAGACGCGCCCCTGTCATATTCTACTGTTAGATCTGAGTTTCTTACCCTTATCGATGTATCATCGCCTGCGTCAATGCTGCTAAATCCGGATGAAATATTTGGATTTAGCGAGTCTACGATGTCCACGCTTTTAAGCTCCTGCTTTGTGCGTTTCATCTGCACAACACCAATCGCAACAGATGGTGATGTGTCTATCGCGCCCATAACCCAACTGGAAGAAGAAATAGCTGTTATACTAGATCCGTTTGTGATTCCACTCTGATATGTAATAAACCTATTGTTCGAATTTGATACTATTTTTGCGAGTATCCTGTATTGCAAATAGGTTCCTGTCGATGCACACCTTATTATAAGGCCATAGTTTTTATCTGCATATACTTTGTGCGATGCTGACGACAGATCAAACGACATCCAATAATAATCAGAGTCGTACGTGCTTCCACTTATAAGCTTTGTTGCCCGCGCAACAGATATATACATTGTATCAGAAATAAGCGTTTGTATATCAGCAGATGTTGGTGGAGAAACAGGCTTATTGCCATCGGTACTCATATAGTCAACTTCGCCTGTTGTTTCATCTGCTATATAAATGTCAACATCTATTGGAATGTCAGACCCGCCTGGCACCGTTCCGCTTTTTAATATCTTGACTGGTATCCTGAAACTTTCAAGATAGCCATCAAATTTAGGAGTAAACTGGAAAGACGTAAGACAGTCATTACTGCTAACATAGTCATAAGATAGCCTTAAGCCATAAATTCCACCGTCTGTTTTTTCTCCGAGATCTTCTGATACTTCAGAATAATCGTTTATTACGTGCCTGACTGGTATCTCTTGTGTTTCTATAAATTTCAGCCTTTCAATCATGCCGGCTTCATTTATAAAATAGTTTCTGTCGCTGGCAGATGCAAGCTTTCCAAGCCCATTGTCGTCGAGTCTGGATTCTGCATCTGCTTGATAGAACATAACAGATCTGTAAAAATCATAACTTGCTGTCACTTCAAGTGGATCAAGAGATGCATATGCTTGCCTGAGTATAAGCTCTCCTGTTTTTAGATTTAACGCCCATCCCATAGTAACATAATGTTCTCCATCAACATATTCTCCCAAATATTTAGCAACATCATAACTGATTGGGTTTCCACCTATCATTATGTTTGGCTCTGGATTTGAAAGAAAGTCGTTTCTTTCTTCATGCTGATAGTGGCAAATATTGAATCCGCCCAACTGGAAAACACAATTGTATTTTTCCTTTATGCCATCTGCTGCTTCGCTTTCATTTGTATAGTTGTATACGCCGCCATCATAATAATTTCCGGCTGCATATATTCCATTAAGTATAAATTGCATAGAATAAAACCATTCTGACAACATAGCAGATCCATACGATGCTATAGAAAAATCACCAGAATATGACCTTTCTAGCAATCCTAAATACCTTGATTGCAAGACACCAGATGACCACGTAGACCAGTGGACAAACATAAGAGAGTCAAGAAATACAGCTATCGCCTCAACTCTGACGGTAGACGCTGTAGATCCGCGTTGCGTCATTGATGAAAAGTCTTTGTTGCATACCCAAAACTCAGACCCAGTTGTTGTTGGATTATTTGTGTTGTTTCTATTTCTTTCTTTTATGAATAATATTTTTTGAACACCAGAATCATCAAATAGCAATAGGCTTCTTATTACGCCAGCCCAATATGAAGATGCATCTATAACATCATAATAATCATAAGTATATCCTGTTGTCACCCCGTTGTATATTGATGCCCAAAACCCGAGACTATATACATGTGATGCTGTATAAGTATTTTTCTCGTATTTTGTTTCGTTTATTGTTACATTTGGGCCAACAAGAGCAGCCCATCCACTTCCGTCTTTCGGCAATTTATACAATAATGATTCTCCAACCCATGCGGCACTTCCAAGCGGAGATGGCTCTGTAAATATCTGATTGCAAACAGTAGATACTGAGATATAAAGATTTTCTCCATCGACGGCCATTCCATAGCAGGCACGTACTGTGCGTTGAAACGTGTTGTTATTATTTATATGGGTGAAATTTGCAGAATAAAATGCACCAGTAAAATTTAGATCATATCCAGCAGATGGATCATAGACAACAGCCTGTGGGACTGCGTATATTCTGCCTACATACTCATCACCCTCTCCAGATGTAAGCATTTTCCTTATTTCTATATACCCACCCTCAAATGTATTTGGTGCATATATCTTTTTTGAGTAGTATATGTAATTTCCGTCGGTACAAAAAGAATGTGTCTTTACGCCATCTATAAGTTTCTTTGGAATGGCAGGTTCAAGATATGTTTCTCCTACTATTTCAGACGAAACCGTTACAATCTCAGGATCTTCAGACTTTACTATTTGAATCAGCATGTCCCCGTCTTGCCTACATATATATTTATCAATTATTTCATGGATCTGACCGCCTTCAACAAGCGGGACTTGATAGATTGTCTTTGCAACCCATCCGGATTCACCGGCAAGAAGATTTACAGACCACTTTCTTACATTAAAAGACGCAAGAAGGATCCAATTTTTTTCTTCCCAATCAGGGCCGAGAAATCTTATTTCAACGGTGACACGAACACCGGCCCTTTTTGGTATTGCGGCAGACCCAGATATTGTTCCGGTTGGGCTTGTCTTTGTTTGAATATATCTGGGAAGGGTGAGAGTCTTTTGCTTGCCCCAACTTCCGTCCATGTTGTTTATAGATATAGAAACAAATGGCAACCTAATAGAGCCAAGCATATCTCCGCAGTTATTTTCTATCCTTATGTCGTTTCCTATATAATCAGAAATATCCGACCATGCTTCTGCATTTATCCAGACGTAAGATGGGTGTGTTGTGTCTGTCGGGTCTGATTCTTTGTATTCTGTAAATCTAAACTTTTTGCCCCAAACAGAATATTTCAAAGCTATGTTTGTTGATCCGCCATGCTTGATTGTTTTTGCAACAACCCAATTACCATCTATGTCCTCATACTCTGCCTTTATTACATCGTACCCACTAGAAATTACAAGCGAAAAAGACTTTAGCCAAATCTCCGTAGTTATTGAATATTCACCGCTTGAAGATGAATAATCTGTCGGGGTTCCCGATTCGTACGTAGATGGAGATGCCTCGCTGTACATCTTTACGCGCACTTCGTACTTTTTTGTAAAGCGTTCTATTTCAGATATTTCTGTACTTGTCAGATTTGAAGGCAGTAATGTTCCCATCAAACTTCCTTGAGAGTAAATGTACCTTGCCAGAGAAAATCAGGCGCTTCTCTCCATGATATAGATCCTGTCGAATTTCCTTCTGGTGTAAGCGATTCTTCTTGCCCAGCCGTATTCCATGTGATACTGCCAGGAGAAACAATAAAATCAGAGAAATTGCATTGAGAGTCTATCATGCCAAATGCTTCTGTTCTTGCGTGTAAATCAGATATAAAGTTTTTCCAAGCAGACGACCCAATCATCGAAAGAACACGCTCAACTTTTATTCCAGATCGCGGAACAAACTGAGTCATTATCCTTCCATTTGCATTTCTAAGGACGGCCTTTCCAAGCTCTGAATCAGATACTGTTATTGGATTTCCTGTTGCAAATCCAGACAAGTCCTGTGTTGGGGTTTGCGCTCCTTTTGTTTTTGATGTTGCGACCTCAAACTGATGAAACCCTATGCGTTTTATTTTTGCAGTCCCGCTCATGTCAATATAATTTGGCATGTTTAGCAGTATTCCAGCATATGTAAATGTTTCAAAATCACTTGCCCTTGCTGGAATGTTAGAGCAGTTGTGTATCGCAACATCATCTATTTTATACTCACACGCCTTAAAAGACGAATCATACTCAAGCTTAAATCTGACAGCAAATGATTTCGCGCCATCTGGCACTTCATGTTGACAGTCCCTACCAGCCGGATTGTCTCCGCTTTTTCTCTTTGCATCTATTGGATCGAAGTAGTTGATGAAATGGCGCTCTCTTGTCCATGAAGAATCCATGCCAAAATGCTTTGATAGTGTGTATGTGCCAAGACTAGATCCAGCATTTGAGTAATAAGTTATTGTTGTTTGATATCCATATATAGAGCTAAATCCGATCCTTTTTGTGTTATACTGAAAAAGGTATGTGGCATCATCAAGCGTTGCCCACTGTATTGTCCTTGACAACTGATCCTGTTGATGCCCGCCCGTTCCAGAGTCGGTAAATAATTTCATATGATTGTTGTTTGTCCCAAAATCATTTATTGGGTCAGACGTTGACAGCACCTCATCAACGGCACCATACCACAATCCATTGTCAAACGTGCCATCCCATCCAACAACATTTCTGCCAACACCACGAAAGCTAATTTTTATATACGGCCTGTCATAAGATATCGGATCGTCTAGTGTAACTAGAATATATCTACCATCAAGACCGTCAGGCATGTCTTGATTCTGCCTTGAATACACCCTCTTTCCATCAACTAAATTCCAGATGCCCCTAGCATAAAATGCGAATGGTGATGTATAATAGTAAGGATAGCTATGATTATGTGACTGCGCTCCGACAGAAAAGTTTGAGTCTGTATACGATGTTATTTTAAAATTTCTCATTGGATAGTTTGGGTCATTTTCTATTACAATAAAATCTATCTGGTTTTCTGTGTTATCATTAAATCCACTGGCAGCTATATCAAACTTGACATCCATATAATTAGACCCACCAGATGGCGACATGTGCCCAATTTTCTCAAACTGGCAAAACGAGGATCTATTCCCATCTATCATGTGTGATGCAGGATATGATGAATTTATAGACGCAACGCCAGCGGTATAAGATCCGTTTATAAAAGATCCATACTTTGCAAGCGCATAGTTTTTAGAACAAAAAATAAATGGAAGAGGTCGATCCCCTGAAATTCTTATCGGGTTTGACATTATCCGTTCGCTTTCTGAAGTTCTTGCAATTCGTCAAATATCATTTCTGCAATATCTCTTTGCTGGTCTGCCGAAAGCTGCCTTGCATCAAGAAGCTGGAAGGTGGGAACAAGGGTTATTCTGTTGTTGATTACCCTTGCTTGCCCATAATCGGGCGACACAGCCCTTGAGTTTTGTTCATCAAGATATTCTTGCTGGAGCGGTGCCCTTCTTTCTTCCTCTTTCCCAAATGCAGACTTTATTGCTCCGGCGAGGCCAACCGCAATCCCAACCACGCCAAATATCGCATTGACAGCAAGCGCGGTTCTTGCGGCCTGCGTTTCAACTTGTTCGAGTGCTATTATGTATTGAGTATATATATTGATCAGGCCAGAAACGGCGTCTGCAACAGAGCTAAAGAAGCCAAGCATCTTTTCTTTTTCCTCATCGCCAGTAAACGCCTTGATCTGCTGAAATATGTTTGATATTTCATCTGCTGTTGCAGCTATTGCATCCGACTCTGTTTGTATCTCAAGCATAGCCTGTTTATATGTGTCTGCTAAAAGTCGAATCCTTTCGTTTGACTCATCAAGCGTTCTGTTTAGCTTTTCCTCTATTGATCTTTTTACGCCTTCTGTTGACTTGTCTACGTTCTGCTGGTATTGCGCCCAAGCATCTACGGCTGCGAGAATTATTTCTTCTCTAAGTTTTTGATTTGCCGCCCTTATGTCATCTATGTCCTTTATTACGGTTGGCGTTTGTGGCTTGCTTTGAAGTCCTTTTATTGTTTCTTCGTTTAATTTTATCTGCTCTTCTGCTCTTGCCTTCGTAGATTCAATAAGTTCGCGATCTGCTAAATAGTATTGCTCGACAATCTTTCGTATAGATCCTTCCTCCAGATCTACTCTGTCTAGTATCGCTTTCCTTTGAACCTTTGTTATTTCGTTTACGGTAGCGCCATAGCTAGTGTACCTTGCCTGAATATCACCCATTACCTGATCATTCGCGCTATTTAACAAGTTAAGATATCCAACTTGAGCATTCAGTCTTGCACTTGATGAATTTTTTATGTATTCGTTTATTTCATCTTCTGCGCCTTCTATGAGGCCAGACTGAATATCTAATAGCTCCTTGAACGAATCAATATTTACACGCTCTGGAAGAATAGAGATCTCGCCCATCTCAGAGATCGGCTTTCCAGACTGGAGGAAATCAAATGCGGACTCTCCGCCGATTGTTGTTCTTATTAGTTTTTGCGCTAATTTATATTCGTTTAGTATTGCATCGTTTGCCTGTCTTACAGAATCGAGCCTGCTCTTGTTCCCTTGATTGAGAACAGCAAGTTTCTCCTCCTCTCCCTTTATGTAGATCTTTACCATATCCGCAATAAACTGTAGCTCATACTGTTTAATCAAATTGTCTGCATCTGCAATTACTGGTGGGATCTCTCTTATCTTATCCATCATTGCATTATATGCGCCAATATATTGATATCTTATTTTCTCTTCTATAGCATCAATTGTTTCAGATGTCGATCTTTCAATAGAGGAAAGAACTCTTTCTATTTGTGTGTTTAATTCATTTGTTCCAATGTCAACATCTTCGAGTGGTGCCAACAGTCCGGCGATCAAGCTTCTATCCCCAAACAAATCGTTAAATGCTCTTGTTAAATCTATCTCACGTCCAAACTCATCGATAACTTTTCTTGTAGTAGAGATCGCATCGCCAAAAGCTGTTACTGTATTCTTTGTTGCCGCCATCTCCTCTTGTTGTCTTTTGAGCGCGGCCTCATTATCTCTAAGCCCATTCTTCATCAGGCCAATTTCGTATTCAACCCTTGATATCTCCCCCGTCGCATACTTAAACGTAAGCGAAAGATTGTCCCATATCTTTTTTACGTTACTTAGCGTTTTTTCGTGATCATTAAATGTAAATCCAAGCTTCTTGGCAATTCCATCAAGCCCCCACATCTTTAGCTGCATTCCAACTACGCCTCTTTGTCCAAGAAGCATCGCGGCGTTAACTGCGGTCATAACACCAATAAACCCTGCGGCAATCCTTGTGAAAGACTGTAGATTGGTATTGATATCTTTAAGCATCGCACCATAGCCAACGCCACCAGTTAAGAATAGCTGGAAGAACATGCTTGCGATGTTTTGTAGGTTCTGAAATCTTTGCTCTTGCAGTTTTATGCTGTCAGAATTTGCTTCAAATGCATCTGCAAGATCCAGATTTGCTGTCTTTAGCTGTTCCTCTTTTTCAATAAGCTTGTCAATATCGTCTGCCATAGCGATTATTGACTTTTGGCTTCTGATGTTGTATGTCTGCAACAAGCGGAACATAACAATGCTTCTATCAGATGCCGCATCCATTTGCTGCCTTATTGGGAGTACTACCTCTCTCAATAAGCTAAATCCGTCTGATAGCTCGCCTATTTCAATTCCAAAGTTTTTCTTTAGCTTTGCAGAGTTTTGGATTGTCTCTCTTAGCGCATTTGCATAAGATGTGCCGGCCTTAGACCCTTTGATCATTTGTGTGTTGAGTCCGGCAATTGATACAACAAGCTCCTCTACAGATATATTCATAGCTTTTGCTTGGTTTGCCGAGTATTGCAATCCAGCGGCAAGCTCTGTAATAAGGATCTGTTCTGTTTTGAAAACTCCGAAGAAAACACTTGCAAGATGCTCCGCTCGCTCCATAGCATCTGCGCCGTCTTTTATTGATTCGCCGTAGATATTCAGAAGCCCAACAAATGTTTCTACTAATTGTTTGTTGTCTCCCATTGTTGTTGTCATATCTTTTGATGTTGCAACAACAAGCTTCTGAACAGCTTCAACTTCTTGAAGGATCTGTGCGTGATTTCTTCCAGCAGACGCGAGATAGAACATTGTGTCAGAAAGCTGCTCAATAGACACGCCATAAGATGCAGCAAAGTTTAGCATCTCAAGCCTTAGATCTATCATGGCGTTTCTTATGCTACCAAACGCCGGGACAACTATTCCCTCTAGCTTTCTTGATGCGGTATCAAACTCTCTTGTAGCATCCTTCATTGACTGGGTAAAACGCCTTATTGCGTCTATTGCGCCAAAAAGAATAATCATAGTGCCAAATCTAGAAATCATAATGCTCATGGCTGTATTCAAAAACCCAACAGCCGAGAACATATCTTTTAATAGTATGAGCATTCCCTTTGCCGCTTGCGATGCGCTTTCAAATCCCTGCCTCATAGCAAGCATTCTTACGCTGTTTATCGCAAACTCTCTATTTCCTTGCTTTAAGGCAAGTGAAGCAGCATCCATATCGTGTGTTATTCCACGCATCGATGTTGAAAGGCCAGATTGAGCAATTGCCGCGCCCTGTTTATTGAGCGCGGCAAGTTGCTGTTTTACAACCTGGACATTCTGATCGGGAATTTTTCCAAGATATGTTTCAATCGTTATTCTTGGATTTGGCAATTTGCTCCTCGTATTCTTTTGTTGTCAACAACGTAACTATTGCATTTGCATCTTCTGGAAATTTTGCAGCAAACAATATGTCATTGACATTTTTTGATCCAATTACAAGATTGCCGCCTTGTTTTTTACTTGCCATCTCTTGTTGCCTAATATGCTCTTTTTCTATCTCATTGTCATAAACCAAAGATTGTGCGCATATCTCTTTCACTGGCTGAGAAAAAAGCTCGTCAATAGAAAACTTGCGACCATACAGAATTTCCATCATATGGCATCCACCGGCCATTCCGTACTTCACAAGCTGAAAGGCCATCCTGACCGATGGATGCCTTGCTACTTTTTTGCTTCACCCTCAGCTATGACATATCTGTTTTGCCCAACAATCATTCTTAGGGCGTTAAACAGATCGCTTGGGCACCTGTCCATCACTTCGGATGCAGACTCGAAAACCTTTTCGGTTTCGTCGTTCGGATTTCCGCTATCCGGTGGATAGTAAACACTGGAGGATATCAATGTAGCGTCGTATTCAAACGCAAGCTGAAACGCCTCGTTTCTCTTTTCGTCATCAAGATCTGACATTTTCTTGCCAATAATATCGGCCTTCCCTTCAAATCTCTTGTTGACAAATTCCATAATCTTGATCGTATCTTTTGGAGATGGCTTTCTAATGAGAACCGTAACTTCAATCGTGCCTCCGATTTCTTCAGGATCAGGAATTGCTACGTTCATAATCCTGTTTTTCGAATCGATGAAATCTCCAACTGCTATAACTTTTTTCTTCTTCTCGCTCATTGATATCCTCCTCGTGTTTGTTTGTATCTATCCTAGCTTGTCAGGAACGCCGAGTAATCAGGATGCGGATGCTTCGATCTGAACTCAACCGTCTGGAGAATGGGATCTGAGGCATCACCGCTAATATTGCTAGGAGGCGCGATATTCGTCAACTGGCAATGATAGATGTAATATGCCGAACCCCAAACATAACCCGGATCTCCTTGACTGTATGGCTTTCCGGATTTTGTAACAATACAGATACCAAACGGTTTCGAGTTGTAGTTTAGCCGAATCCTGTCATTGAAGTCCGGATTCTGCGTCCAGTCGCTTCCGTAGATTCTTGCGAAAAGCTCATCTCCGGCATAGTTTCTTGGCGTTGTGTCGCCATCAAACATGATCGAAGTAAGCGACAGAATCATCGAAAGAGATCCGGTGGCCTCTGCATCTCCTCGCGTTTCAGTAGAAACAACAGGCTCAACATGACCGACAGCCTTGTAAGAGCTTGATTCAATCGGAAGAGAAACTCCACCGACCTCTGCGCTTTGCAAGATGCCAAGAACATGATCGCTGTAATACACAACGTAATCACTGGCATCCGTTCCGTATGTTGTCGTTGTTCCAGAAACGAGAGTAATTTCCCCACTTGAGGTTGCAACGCTATCATACAAAGAATACGGAATTGGTTCGCCCTTATAAAGAACGAGCGGATGTGCAATTTCAGCGGTGATGTTTCCAAGCGTAAGCTCTATTGTCCTGCCTGTCCCACCATCATCGCTGATGGTGAGAGATGTGCCAGTTACGCCAAGCCCCATCTCATCAATAACGGGAGACTGAGCAACCATTAGATGCTTTTTCAGCTCTGTCTCGTAAGCTGCTCTGTCTGCTGTGAAATCATTTTCATCCCCATCGTAAGAGAAAACATAGACATAGGTATTGTCAGCTTTCCCGGGGATAACTGCAAATGGGCGTTTATCCATCTGCTTCCTCCTTTTCGGTAATTTCGCCCGGAATAATTGTTATAGAAGAAACCTTTTCATTCTCGATCACTTTCTGCTTGATCTTGCTTGAGTGAACTGGCCCCATTTTAGATCCTTTTGCGTTCTCAAAAGTGACAAAAACATTTCCAGCTATCAATCCACTCATTTCAACAAGATCTTCAATGAACGTCTTTATGTCCATCACGATCTCCTATATGTTAAAGTTTACGTCGTACGTGAACTCGATAGCATTTACCCTGCTGTTACTCATAACATCTTTGCTTGGTATGCTTTCGATCAGCTTCATAGAAAACGCCTTCCCAGATGGCACAGGAACAATATCTGGAGAAGAAAAATTATAGATCTGGAGCGAGTTGCTTTGGTCTAACTTTGTAAAGTTTTCTACGATTAAGTCGTGAATAAAAAGCAATTGTCTATTTGTGCTTTGTACTCCAAACTTTGCTCTTGGGTCTAGTCTTATAATCTTGCCTACATATCTTACAACAAAAAGATCCATAAGACCTTCTGGCTCTGTTCTTTTTCCTAGATAGTCAACGCCAAATGCCGGTCTTTCTGCGCTATCAATATCAAGAGAGTCATAAAAATGATCATCTTCTAATCCGTCCGGCAATTCTTCGTCGAATATTCCAGACCTGTTAATGATGTGCTGTATATGTTTTAGTATAGTCCACTTTATATTATATGCTCTTTCTTTTTCATCAACAGGATATGAGAATAAATTAGTAGGCACGACATACCCCGCTTGTTAGTTGTGATAGCTTTAATATAAGATTTGAAAGGTCTGGTTCGTATCTTATATTTCCACCACCATCTGTTCCAAAATTGACCCGCGTATTCAGTGCTTCCTCGATAGATGTTGCAAGCGCCCTCCTCCTTGCAGATCTGTTTGATAGATATGTTTGTCCATATCTTGAATACAAATCCACTGGAACGCGAGAACACTTTGCGTTTCCCCTGTCATCAAAATGCTCGCGTCTTGATGTGTGAACATTGTCGGTTGCGTCAAATTCCTGGTGATACGCTTGGTTGTTTGATGTTGGAGAATATCCACAAACAAATCTAGTAGAACCCCTTGAGTGTCTTGCTATCTTCATAAACAGCTTAGATCTAAGCTCTCCAGTTGCAACCATCGTCCTTGCCCTGGTAAGCTTTTCTATTCTTTCAAATCTTCCTTGCACATAATCTTCCTGAAATTCAAACACAAGATCACATATACCCTTAATATCCTTAACTGCCATAACAATACTTCTTGGAGATATTGCGTATCTAGTCAACATATCTTATCGTTCTTCCGATAATCTCGTTTCCAACAACCTCAACCCAATCGCCGTCAGCCGCAACAGAATCAAAAGCACGATCCGCAAACTTGTTTCTATCGTAATCATGCTTCATTGACCCGGCGCTTGAAACAGGAGAAATACCAGCACCGATCTTGCCTTGTATGTCCTCTACAAGCTCTTTTGCGCGGGCCGTAAGGAACGACGTATAAGATTCGGCCTGCCCGTCTTTGGCGGCGGCTAGTGCCTCGTTTTTGAGAATATTTGACGCGGCAATTCTGGCTATGTCGTATTGATTGTTTACGAACATAGATGAGTCAACAAGGAATATCTTTGCTATTGTGTCTTTGATTTTATAATCAGAGTTTGCAGGAATAGTCCACTTAATTGAAAACGTACGAGAAACTATCATGCTCGTGTCAAACATGACGCCATTCTCAATTGGATTTATTCTACTATCATCAACAAGGAATGTGCCACGCAGAGATGTGCCGTTTTCAACGTCCTTGTCAAAGGAAATATCTATGGTTGGCTCAAGCGATGACCCTTCAAGATTCCAGTAAATTGCAACAAGCGCAACTTGCTTGTCTACAACATATCTTGCGATTGTCTCTACTTTTGCCTCTTGTGTTGTGTCAACCGCTTCAAGCTGAAAGTCCATCTTTACATTAGAATCGTTTTCATATATTCCGCTATCTATGACGGTTGGATCACTTGCGCTCATCGGCCTGAATGCATACTTCATAAGCCTTGTTGACATAATCCCCTTCACATCATTTATTGATATGATCGCATTTTTTAGATGTGAAAGAATGTCCGTCCTGGAATACTTGCTCTTGTCGAACACGTCAGCGATCAATATTTTTGTCTCGCTAACGCACTCCTCGAACATCGAAAATCTTCCGGCTACTGGCATTTTTATTCACCGTCCGAATCTTTTTCCTTTTCATCATCTTCAGATGATGTTTCGGGATCTTCTGGAGGAGGAGAAAGCTCTTTGGCCTCTTCTGCACCAAGACATCTTACCACAAGTCCGTAGTTTTGCACAAGAGATTTTTTTACCGCAGGCATGATTTCTGGATCGCTAAGGCCGGTTACATCCAAAAAACTTTCTGGAAGCTTTACCCATTTTTGATACCTGAACCCAACACCGTGTAAAAGAAGTTTTTTATTCCCCCATCTTTTTGGTGTCTTTTTGCCAACCTGTCTTAGCATGGCATAAAATTCCATTTCATCTCCTTGCTATGCTGATGCGATGGGGGAGGGCGGCGGTTTGCCGAGGAGGATTGCACCCGGCCACCACCGCCCATCCCATCAGATTAGGTTCTAGGTGTGGTCAACGCTCGTGTTGACAAGACCAAGAACAAGGTGATGCATATCACCGGGGAATGAAGATCCGCGACTACCAACGGTGATAACGCGAGTCTCGTTCGGCCTGATGACGTCAGTGTTTGTTCCACCGACTCCGATATCGGCCTTGACCTCCATGCCATCATCTACGCGCATGTAGGTTGGGCTGTAGATTCCCATATTCCAGAAACGATTGTAAGAACCAGCAAAAATCGGATAGACAGTGATCGGCGTCGCATCCGCTGTCTGTTTGGTTCCAAGAACATCCGTTTCGTACTCCCAGACATCAACCTTTTGGTTCGAGCCGCCAATGGAGATCTGTCCAAGATATCCACTTTCTGACTGGAACGCCGGATTTCCTGTGGCCTGGGTCATGTCAAGGAATCTCGAATCGCGCTGGAAGAATTCAGTAACAATCGGAGGAGCCATGATGAACTCCATTTTTGATCGATTGTTCTTCAGCATAGTACCGAGAGCAACGACAAACTCAAAGAGATCGTCGTTAGCCTCAGATCCTGCGCGAACCGTCGAGCTGTGGAATTTGAGATGGTTCGGGCTATCTGCTGCCTCATAGATGAGTCCGTAGTCACTCGAACCAGCCTTGAGATTGATGTACGAGATGAAATTCTTCGCATTTCCTGCGCCGGTCAAAATTGCACCAGCCTCAGAAAGTGGAACAAATTCTGAATCAGTCCACGCAGATCCACTCGTATCATATCGCCGCCATTTGGCGGTTGTCATCATGGAGTAAAGACCCTCTGCGATTGTGAAATCCCAAAGGAATGCCATCGCGTCTTTCATA